GCGCTGCGGCCTGTTCCTCGATATGGGTCTAGGCAAGAGCGTCTCGACGCTCACCGCCGTGCTGGATCTCGTCCAGTCGTTCTCGGTCCACAAAATCCTCGTCATCGCGCCCCTGCGCGTCGCCAACAGCGTGTGGGCGCAGGAGGTCGAGAAGTGGGCCCACCTCGAGCCCCTGCGCGTGTCGGTCTGCACAGGCCCAAGCAAGCGCCGTCTGGCCGGGCTGCAAATGGACGCGGACGTCTACGTGATCAACCGCGAGAATGTCGAGTGGCTCGTTGAGCAGTACGGAACACGCTGGCCCTTCGACATGGTCGTGATTGACGAGAGCAGCTCGTTCAAGAACGCGTCCAGCAAGCGCTTCAAGGCGCTGCGCAAGGTCCTTCCCTACACGAGCTACATGGTCCTCCTGACGGGCACGCCGTCGCCCAATGGGCTGATCGACTTGTGGTCTCAGATATACCTGATCGACTTTGGGCAGGCCTTGGGGCGCACGATGACGTCCTACAAGCATCGGTTCTTTGAGCCCGACTACATGGGGTACAATTTCGAGCCGCGGCAGGGCGCGGACAAGACAATCCAAAACCTCATCGCGCCCTTCACGGTACATATGAGCGCCGAGGACTACCTAGATCTGCCGCCGCGCATTGACGTGAACGTCAAGGTGCCAATGCCTGACGCCGCGCTGAAGCGTTACGCGGACTTCGAGCGCACGCTCCTCGCGGAGCTGGAGGACGGGGAGGTCATTGAGGCCATGACGGCCGCCGTCCTCGCCAACAAGTTGCTGCAGTTCGCCAACGGCGCGATGTACACCGACGAGAAGCACAACTGGTCAGAGACCCACGCGTCGAAGCTCGACGCCCTCGCCGAGATCATCGAGGACAACGCCGGCGAGAACGTGCTCGTCGCGTACAATTATCGCTCGGATCTCGAGAGGCTGCTCAAACGCTTTCCGCAGGCCGTCGTCTTGGACAAGCAGCAGGACACGATCGACCGTTGGAACCGGGGGGAGACGCGTCTCCTGCTGGCCCACCCAGCCTCCGCCGGCCACGGGCTCAACATCCAGAGCGGCGGCTCCCTCATCGTATGGTTCGGCCTGACGTGGTCGCTCGAGAACTACCTGCAGTTCAACGCGCGCCTGCACAGGCAGGGCCAGACCAAGCCCGTCCGCGTCATCCACCTGCTGGCCGAGGGCACGATCGACTTGCGCGTGATCGAGGAACTCGGGAAGAAGGACAAGACGCAGGTCAATTTATTGAGGGCGCTGAAGGTCGCCTGACCGGGCGACTGTTGTCGAGCTGCCGGTAATGATCCCACCGGATCAGGCCGTTGGATTTGAGGACGATCGGCAGCCGCCACTTGTGGGGCACGCTCTTTCTCTGCCGCCACTTCGCAGTCGCGTACTTCGTGAGCCCCAGCTCTTGCGCAAGCTTCTCAATCAGATCCCAGTTGATTTGGTCCATGGACTTGTCCCTTTCTCCGCGGACAATCTGACAAAATGTCTCCCGGGTCAATGAAGACATTTTGTCCTTGACGTTTCGGACGCCTGTGCCAGACTGCGGGCGCAATATAGGAGGCACTATGAAGTTTTTGATCACGATGAATATGCCCTCAAATAAAGGGAACATGGTCCACCAGATAATCGGAGAAATAAACAAGTGTAATTGCTTAGCCGACGTTTATCGAAAGTTAAACGAACAGGCCTTTATTTGGGTTGAAGAGTACTACTTCATTAGAAATAAAGATGAACCGGGAGAGTATGTTAAGCAAATACCCATCCTAATAAACACAGAGCATATTGGCAAAGTCAAAGAAGCCAAAGAAATTAAAGATTTGAACTATTGAAGAGGAGTAGAGCATGAGCCGCATATTCAGCGTCATGGGAGACGATCTTTATTTTGACGGCCAGCGCATCGCCACGTTTAACCCTACCGCATGGGGGAGCCTACGCGACGAGGTGGAGACGTTCTTGAACGGTCTGCCCTGCGATGTGACGCCAAACGCGGACGTCGAACGCGAGCGCAAGGAAATGGAGGACGAGCACGCAAACGAACTGCAAGCGGCCTACGAGGACGGCCGCGCGGAAGGCTTGGGCGAAGGGTACGACAAGGGATATTCGGAAGGCTACGCCGTCGGCGCGCGCAACACAGGGGCCGGAGAATGAGACGTGAGATCAATTATTTCGACGATATTGCTGCTGATCTATCAATTGACGCGCCCCCGGCCCTAACGGCCGCGCTGCGCACCACGATCGACGACGCTGGCGTGCGCACTTTGCGCTATTGCGAAAACGTCGTCGGCCACTACCAGCGCGCCAAGACGCACCGCCTAGACGGCCCGCTCTGGCGCGGCGTCACGCGCGCCGGCGCGATCGTGTACGGCCGCACCGAAACAGCCGTAAGGGCTCAACTATTGGAGATGTACTCGTGAACCCGAAAATCATTCTCAACGAAGCCGCATCATTGATCGATCAGCGCGGCGTGAACTACGGCGGCATCGAAGCGAATTTCGACCGTGCTGCGAAACTGGCCTCTTTGAAACTCGACCGGACGATCACCCCTTACGAGGTCGCCATCATCCTTGAGAGCGTCAAGGATGCACGCCGCGCCACGTCGCCGGAGCATTGGGACAGCCACATTGACGGTATCAACTACCGTGCGTTCGCCATGCTGCTGTCGGGTGCAACGAAAGGGGTGCCAACCTCGCAGGAGATGGTTTCGATCCTGAACAAGATGGAGGATGGGGAATGAGGAACGCATACCCCGGCGTTTGCGCCGATTGCAGCAAGCATGTCCCCGCATCCAAGGGGTACTTTGAACGACGCGCTAGGCGTTTCGTGGTGCGCTGCACGGAGTGCGTCGTCGCGGATAAGGTCGCATCAGGTAAGCCACTAAGCGACGCACAGCGCGAAGCACAACGCGAAGCACTTGAGGAGGCAAAACACCATGACACTTGATGAACAGATCGCACACTACAAGGCCGTTCGCGGTCGCATCGCCACGGCGCATCTAGTGCAAGAGCAGCGGGAGCAGCAGCGCAAGGAAGCCGCAGCGCGTGAGGCAGAGCGCAAGGAAGCGATCAGGCAGGCCAAATTACAGCGCCAAGAGGATGCCATCCGCGCCGCACTGGCGCAGTACGCTGATCCGAAAATGCTGATCGTCAAGGAGTGCGCTCGCAAGCATGGCGTTGAAGTTAACGATATATTTGGACATAGTAAAAAACATAAAGTCTTAGCCGCACGCTGGGAGGCGATCTATCGTATCAAAACGACAGTCAAAATCTCGCATCAAGCGTTAGGCAAATGGATGGGCGGTCGGGATCATACCACCATCATGTACGTGATGGAAAACTACAAGCCCGAGCAATAAAAAGACCCCGCCCAAGAGGCGGGGTCAGTCATTTGTTCAGGAGCCTCGCCGTACAGGATTACAAAACGACGAGACCTTTTGATAATAGTCGAACTGAAATCTGTTGTCTCTATTTTTATCGCCAGACAGCGGCGACAGATGCGAAAAGTTGCGTCGATGTCGCCGAGATCGTTCGGGGGCTTTGCGCAGTGAGCATTACGTCAGACGCGCCAGAGTGGCGACTGGTTGAAAACGCTATATCAAAGTCCTCTGTCAAGCCGGCCCAAGTGGTCGGTTGATTACTGAACGACAGGCTCCCACCGATGACCGCGTCGTTTGGTTGGACGTTCATCGACAGGTCGACGGTGGAACTGTTTCCAGTCCCCGACGCAGACGTGACAGCCGTATTTGAAATTACGCCGTCAATTGTCCAGACGCCGACCGCGCATCTGGCCATCGAGCGGCTCCAATTGACCACGACATTCGCAGTCGTCCCCGTGGGCACGACTGCTTGAACCATCACGCAATTGATGTTGGCGCTTCCGGACACGCCGTAGGCGCTTGTGACGACTGTTGCAGACACGCCGCCAATTGTCGCTGAATTAAACGAGAAGAAATCGCCGAGAACTCCGCTGATCGTCACGACGACTAGTCTTGTTGGAGACGGCGGTCCGATTGCACTGCTGAAAGTGAAGGAAGACGCCGCAAAGGTCGTCGCCAAATTGGTCCTGTACTCAAGCGCCGGACCGGACTGCCCCGCCATGCCCGGGATCATGCCGGGGATCATGCGAAGGACCTTCCGGCGAACGTCACGATGATATAGGTCGACGAGCGCACGTCGTAGTAGAAGATGTCCGTCGCCCCCGCGGTCGTCGACAGCGTCGGCGCAGTGCCGTTGGCGAACTTGTAGTAGTTGCCCCACGTCAGGGTGCGGGACCCCGTGCCGTCTTGAACGACGACGAGCCGCCCCTTCTGGCCGACCTTGATGTTCGTCGGGTTGGCGAGCGTCCGGTTGCCGCCCAGCGTCAGGATGAAGTCGAAGCCAGTCTGCATGTCCCACGAGACTGTCGCGCCGTCAGTGAGCGTCGTCTCCGACATCGCCGTCCAGACGGCGTTCGGGTTGAGGAGCTTGTTGGCGACGTTCTGACGCCAGTTGGCGGCCGTCGCCTGATCAGCGTTGAGCGTCACGTTGGTGGCGAGCGTGCCGCCGCCGGTGAGCGCCGTGCCGGCGATGACGCTGCGCGACGCCAGAGCCGTGTCAATGAACAGCGTGGGATTGTCGGCCAGCTTGACGTCCGTGCCGTCGCAGTAGACGCAGACCGTCTCACCTTGGGGGATGAGGACGGTGGTCCCGCCGCCGGACACTGGCTCGATCTCGATCGTGAACGCGCCAGTGGTCGCGTTGTTGATGATCCACTGGCCGGCCACGACGGCGCTGGACGCAGCGTTGAGGGGGAGCGTGTAGATGGCGTTCCCGGTCATCAGGCCGGTGATCTTGATGATGAGGTTCTGGGTCTGCGTGATCGACAGATTGACTGTGCCGACGGACCCCGTGGCGTTGAGGCTGAGGACGCCCCCGAAGCCCTTGTCGATGACGTCCCAGTCGTTGTTGACCGGCGTCGTCCAGCCCGTCGGATCCGACGCGTAGTCGTTGTAGGCGGGCTTCTCGATGTTCTTGTTGGTGGTAAACGTGGATGCCATCGTCCTGCCCTCAGATGTGCTTGTTGGCGACTTCCAGCGCCTTGGCGACCGTGTCGTCGTGTTCGTTCAAGAGCTGCTCAGTGCTCGTCGTGACGTGCTTTTTGGCCGCCTTGGCCAGCGCGTGCAAGTTCACCGCGCCGCCCGTCGCGCGAGCGGGGCGCTCGGCGACGGTGGACGACGACCCAGCCGCAGCAGCAATAGCAGCAATCTTATCCATCAAGGTTCCGACAGCTCGGTTTTGCCGGACCATCGTACCAAGTCGTGCAATTTTCTCCGGGTCTCTGGACAACGCAAGGTCAACCAACCTGTCAGCTACCTTGCGTTCCATAGAGTTTAATGCAAGACGCCCGGAACCAAGAGCGGCGGCACCAATTGCAGCACTGATTGCCATGCTCGGAGAGAGTTGACCCCCCAAGAACGCAGCGTCGATCGCAGTCGCCCCAACAGCTCCGGCTGCTGCAGCCTTAGTCATCTGCCCCTGCTCCTTAACAAAAGGAACTGGCTTTAACTTCGAAATCAAATTTTCAGATAAAATGTGGCCGGCCATCTGATCAAAACGGTTTTGACCCAAAGCCAAAACAGCACGTTCTTTGAAGTTGTTGTCTTTAGCAAACTTCTTCACAAGACTGCTCAGATTACCCCCGGCTGCCGCTTCGCTAATGGCGTTAGCAAATCCGACAGAAAAAAGGTCACGCTGTTCCGGCGACATCTGATTTACAGAATTGATGATTTCTTTTCGTTTGAAAGCATTTGTGTTTTTGAAAAAATTATAGCCGGCCTCCGGAGCGTTGTTTGATTTGAAAGTCTCAAAAGCAGCGCCACGCGCCGATTTATAACCGGGGACGAGGTCAAGTTGAGTGAGAAGTTGAATACGGGCTTTTTCGATTGAAGCCGCGTCCAAATTTTCTCCAGCGCGCCTCTTTACTTCAGCCATCTGGCGCATTTCGCGCTGAACCTGATCCCAATAAGAGAGATTGCCGGGAACAATTTGTTGAGGCTGACCGGGTTCTGCGGCAAAAGTTCGAAAACCTTGCGGCGTTTGAATTATGCGTTCTTCTGTCGGCGGTTTTGCGGGCGTAATTTTCGGCGCGACGATGTTCAATTGTGGATCATTTAGAGCAGTTTTTTCCGCGCGTTTCATCGCCTCCTGAAAAAGAGGTCGATCCAATAAAGACGTGAACGGGCGCTGGTCTATGGCTTGCGCCTTGGGTTGACTGCGTACAAGGTCATAGATGTTGTTTAGCGTTATTTTTCCAGAGGCTTCAGTTGCGGCCTTTACCCCCGGGGCGTCTATCGGCGCACCCATGACGTCTTCGAGGCTTTGTGTCAAACGCGTTGCTGTAGCGTTCTTTAAAGGGTCTATGGCCTTATTAAAATCACCTAGCTTTTCACTGGCCTTGGGGGTTTTTTCTGCATAGCGACCAATGACAAGTCGCGTCTCGTCGCCAGCTATGTCTGCGATGCTGAGGGGTGCGCCGCGCTCATGAGCAATAGCTAGATCTTCGAAGCTCATCTTAGTTTTGCCGCGCCGTATGTCCTCTGACAGCGCATTTAGTATTTCACGCTCTGCAACGGATCCGGGGCTAACAGCAGTGCGCAGACCAGAGACAAGTTTTCCAACCACGCCAGCAGCGATAGATGCGCCGACACCTCCCGCAAGAGACCCGGTGAGGCGCGCTATCGCTTCATTATCTTTATCGGCGCTGAGGGCCAACGTTTCGGCACCGGCACCGGCTCCCGCCCCTGTGGCCATGCGGCCAACAGTAGTGGAGAGGGGGCCAAGAATGCTTTGCCCAGCGAACTCTGCAGCAGCTCCCGTTACCTTTCCCGGCGTCGTTTGAGGCTTGTAGGAAAGTGCGGACATTCCCGCCTTTTCCATAAGCGGCTTGAATACCTCGGTGACGCCCTTATAGGTTGGGTTGCCTGACAACGGAGAGAGGTAACCGCGGCGCGTCATCTCCTGCCGGTCACGCATGAATTTAGGTGCGTTTGGGTCTTCTTCCTGCCGCAACCATGGCAGTGGTTGAGCACCCATGATGTCACGTTCTTGAGGGGAGAGCAGGTCTAACTTCTCTCCAACCGAGAGGGCCGCGCCCCGAGCCATTTCTGGAAGGTCTTTAACTGCAAATGTTTCAAGGGAACCAATGCCGCCGCCGAGCGCGCCGGCCGCGCCTTTCGCTCCTTCCGAAACAATAGATTTAAAAACGTCTTTGAATACTTCCGTGCCTGTTGGGACGGGGGGAATTTTGGCGCTCTCGTTCAGAGGAATAGTCAGATCCCTTGCTCGCGCGCCGGTGGTAGGCTCTTCAGATTGTTGCGTATCTGAAAAGAAGGGGTGAGACGACAACGAGTTTTCGTTAGCCATCAGCGGCCTCCCAAGAAGTAACGGCTCATGCCTTCAAGCTTGTATTTCGACTTCTTGAAAGCTTCATCAATCTCCTCTGCCGTGTATTTGCCCGAACGGAAATCTTTGAGCAGCCCGGGCGAAGTCAAAACAAGATTGGCGATTGCTTGTGCTTCTTTCTCATATTTCGCGTCGTTGTGTAGGCGCGAGAAGTCGCTTTGAGCCTTGCCAGCGCCAACTGTAGAAGCTTTCGTATAGGCCTCAAAGTGGTTATAGCGGTCAATCATGCGCTGGTTCTGCGCCATGAGATCTCCCGACAATTTTGCGAATACGCGGGGCTTCATTGAGGGGTTTGCGATCGCATTCTTCATCAACTCAAGCGCAGCATAGCTTTCTTGCCCAACGCTTTTTGTCGCCGCCGCCGCTTGCAGAGCAGAAATTTTCTCGTTGATTTGTTTAATCCCCTCAGCGTTTCCAAATTCTGGACCACCAAAGGCTCTCGAGAACGTGTTAAGGGCATTGATAATTTCGGCTCTAGGGTTGAAACCAAAGCCCGCAACGTCAAGACCCTTGCCCTGCGCCGCGTTAGAGAGGTTTTCAGCCAGCGCACTCAAGAAACGCGAAGTGTCTCTCGCAGCGGTTCCGGCGGATGTAACTTTATCGACATAATCCTTCGACGCGGCTTGGAGCGTCTGGGCCCCGGGGCCCCCATTCAGGATGGTGTTGCGCTCTTCTCTCGCGGTCTCTTGAGACTTCTCGTCAAAATATATGCCGCTCGGCATGACAGGCGTCTGCTTCTGCGCAGGTGGAACGGTTGTGTCAGTAGCAGGTGGAACGGTTGTGTCAGTAGCAGGTGGAACGGTTGTGTCAGTAGCAGGTGGAACGATTTTGTCAGTAGCAGGTGGAACGATTGTGTCCTTTCTTGTCTTGGGTTGCTCAATCAACTGAGATGATGTGCCTGAGCCGGCTCCTTCGGGCAGCCGAGTTTTCTTGAGCTCCGGAAACTTCTCAAAAAGTATCTGTTCTGCATTTCGCGGCACGCGACCAAGCAGCGGCGGGGCGCGATTGTTCTTCTTGAGATCCATGTAGTCGCCAAGCGGGACCGGATTACCATCCGCCGTCCACACAATAGCCATGCCGTTCGGAAGCGACTGCAGGCTCGACTGCAAAGTTTCTTGCTCAGTCTTAATGGTCTGCGCGCCGACGTTTTCGATCCCAGCTTTCTTGCTTTCAACTTCGGCCTGCTGCTTTTGCAGGTCAGTGTATGCTCTCGTGCCGCCGACAAGGCCCTCGCCGATCGCGCTGCCGAGGAACGGAGAGCGCGACGCCAGCATCGAGCCGATGCCGGCCAGCGCCGGGACCCAGAAGTTCTCGGACGTTAATGCCTGCCGTGTTTCCGGCGACATCCCGCCAAATAGAGGCCCAAAAAGTTGTCTTATGGGCGCATTCTCTGGTGTCTCGGACAACACGCCCGGTCTGGCTGAGAGACCTTGCCGCGAAGGACTGCGTACACCTTCAAAACGTTGGGCACCGGCAACGCCGGCAGTCGATCTTTCCGGGCTTGTTGTTGGAGTTCTTGGGGGCAGTCTACCCCCACCAAGGCCAGCAGTATTCATTACGGCTTGCGCATATTCTCTTGCCTTGGACCCCGCGTTGTAAGCCATCAAGGCTTCCATGCTATTCGGGTCGTGCCCGAGATGGCGTGCTTTCTTAGACAAATATTCAGCCGCAAACGGAATGTTAACTTCCGGCTTACGAAGGTCTTCAACCGCCACTGGCCGAACCCCATAGCCCGGGTCCCTCGCCGTTGACGGCTTGATCTGACCCAAACCAATCTCGCCGACCGTGCCAACTGCCTCTGGGTCGAAGCCGCTCTCGCGCTGGATAAGCGCCCGAAGAATGCGTGGATCAACACCGTACTGTTTCGCGGCAGAATTTATGGTTTCCGCAAACTCGGAGGGGTCTCTTCGCTTGACTTCAATTGCGCCAAGCGCCGGCAGATCCTCCTCGGCGAGGCCGCCCTCTTGATAGCCCCCGCGGTACGCACGGTTGCGCCCAGCAAGGCCCGCGGCCACGTCCGTGGCGCGCTTGTAGTCGACCATCTTCAGGCCGCCCAGACCCGCCACCGCGTCGCCGTGGCCGTCGCGCTCGACGTCCTGCGCCATCAAGCCGAGCTGCGTCTTGGGCGAGCCCTTCATGTTGTAGCGATAGATTTGCTGCCCGTCGTACAGTTTGCCCACCGGCTCCGCGTTCTCCTTCATGCGCTCGTCGGAGAATATGAAGGGCAGGAACGCCAGAAGCTCTGCGCCGCCGGCGGCCAAAGCCGATCCGGCCCCGGCGAGCCCGCTCGCCGCTGCGGAGCCCGCCCCGGCAAGGCTGCTGCCGAGGCCCGACGCCGCCGCCCCGAGACCCTCAGTAAGGCCGGCGGGGAGCATGCTGTAGAGATTGGACCCCGCCTTCGCCAGATTGGCCGCGCCCAACAGTTCAGAGCCGAGGCCCGGTGTCGGAGACGGGGGCTTGCCGGGCGTTGCGAGCTGGTACTTTTGGCTGGAGCCCTCCTTCACGACTTCCTTCAGGGGGTCTTCGCCCTGATCGTCAGTCCCATAGGGCAGAGACCCGCCAAGGTCATAGCCGGCGCGCATCAGGCCGCCACGATAGCCGTAGAGGCGATTGGGGTCCCACTCGGCCTGCGGCATCATCTCAGCGATCTTGTCAGACCCCTTCGGGGCAGGGGGCTCGCTCCTCGATGGGCCGGGCCGACCACCACCAAGGCCTGAGGATAGCCAACCCTTCTGATTAAGACTGCCCTCGCTGCCGATCAGGCCGGTGCTGCCCTTCTTGCCGCCCACACCTTCAGAGCCAACAAGCGCCGACCGGCCCATCTTGGCCAGTTCAGCGATCTGGGAGCCGGTCTCGGCGGCCTGCGACAGGCCGCTCGCCGCGGGGCGGGGGAGGCCGCCGGCCGTAACGAGCTTCGGCGTCGCCATCTGCGACGCGGGCACGTAGCCCGCCGAGCCGACGCCGCCCTTTGGGGATCCGCCGTACAGGCCCTTGCCGCCGTAGAACTCCAAGGGGGCTCCGATCGCGGCCAAGATGGCGCGCATCTCCTCGGGGGCGACAATCGCGCCGCCCGACGCGTACGCGCCGGGCCGGTCAACATACCCGCCCATGGACTGCAAGGGCGAGAGGCCGCCGCGGGCCATGCCGACGACCTTGTTGCCGCCGACCTCGCTCACGAGGCCGGGAGCGCGCTCCTCGATCTCCTGAGCGGAGTAGGAGACGCGCTTGGGCGGCATGGGCTCGCCGGTCTCGCGCGCATTGCGCAGGTCGTCCGCGTCGTCGTAGGCGATGACGTTGAGGCCGGTGTTCAAATCCTTGCCCAGTTGGCGGATGTTGCGCTTGTTGTCCTCGTCCGAGAAGAAGGGGGCAGGCTGCGTTGTCGTTGTCGTCGAGCCCGACAACGCGCCCGTCCCCATGGCGATGTTCGCGAGGAACTGCGCCACTTGGAAGGGATACCCGCGCTCTTGCAGGAACTGGTTGTAGAGGGCCTGCAGGCCCGCCTGCTGCGTCTGCTGCTCCGCGGTGCCAGCGCCGAGCTGCGCCTGCGCGCCGGCAAGCGCCGCCTGCTGCGCGCTCGCACCGAGCCCGCCGAGCTGCTGGCCAGCCGCGAGCTGGCGCTGGAGATCCTGCGCCAAGACGCCCTGCTGCCCGGCGGCCGTCTGCACCGCCTGCTGGTAGCCCTGCTGGTACAGTGGCGCGATGGCCTGCACCGTCGCGAGGTTCTGCTGGCCCATAAGCTGGGCGCGCTGGATGCCGGCGCGGTCGCCGCCGAAGGCCTTGGCCTTGATGGCCTCCGCCTGCTGCTGAGAGAGCTGCTGGCCCTGCTGTTGCTGGAGCCCGGCCAGCGTGGAGCCGACCACGGCCTGCGTGAACGGGCTCTGGTAGTAGCCAATCTGCCCCTGCGTGAGGGGGCCGACGCCCTGCGCCCCGCCGAGCGTCATGGCGGAGGCGGCGTTGAAATAGGGCTGCGCCATTCCGGCCGTCTGATTGACGTTCTGGATGCCGGAAATTTGTGTTGGAGTGAGGGGAGCGACGAAGGCGTTCGGGTTGTAGCTGTAGGCTTGGAACGGCTGATCAGCTACCTGCTCCGCTCGAGCGTTCACGGCGTTGTAGCGCGCCATGACCTCCGGGGGGATCGTGACCTTCTGTGTGGATGTTTGGGTCTTTCCGCCGCTCATCTCAGCTCCTCAGCATCATTCTGCCGCCGCTCGCCACTCTCCGGTGCGAACGCCGTAGAGGAAGTAAGCTCCCGAAGGCTTTCCAAAAATTCGCTCGTACATGCGAATTTTGCCCTCTGTTCGATGGTTGGACAGGACGCCGATCGTCAGCGGAATGCCCAGTTCATCGGAAACCTTTTTACCAAATTCACACAGTTTCCGGGCGCGGCCCCCCTTGGCGGCTCTGTAACTGGGGTGAATGAAAACAGCACGTTCCTCAAGTATTTCCTCATCACTATACCAGATGTTTCCAATTCTCAAAAGAATAGCCCCCTGAGGTTTCTCCCCGGGCACTCCGACGAGGCCAATGATGCCGCGGTCTTTGTTTAGGGCCGGCCAGATTTCGGCCAGAAGCTTCATAGGGTTTGGCTCGACGAAGCCGTTCTCCTCGCACGCGGACATGGCCAATTCCATGATGTCGTCCACGTCCTCCGGGTTTCCGACCCAAACCTTCAGTTCTTCGCTCATGTCTTTCCCCTTCTAGATCAATCTTTCTTCGGCCCCGGCAGCTTCTTCAGCGTCTGGATGGTCTCGGCCCGGGTGCTCTTGATCCACTCGTCCAGCGCCCGGTGCCCAGCGTCCATGTCGCCGTTGCCCGCCCACATCACCTCATCCGGCGTCAACACATACTCGCCGCCCGCCGCCACGATCGCGACCGGCTCGCCCACTGCGCCGCCCTCAGCAAACGCGCCAGCCGGCGCATTGGCGAACATTGTTTTCACGGCCCGGAACCCAGCCATCGTGTTGCCCTCGCCAAGCGAGGATACGATGTCGGCCGGGATGACGTAGGCCCCTGACGGTACGTGCATCGGCAAGTGGTCCGTGCGGCCGGCGACGGGGCTGTGGATGGGCCCGACGTGGACCTTGCTGGCGGCCTTGGGCGCTGCAGGCTTGGCGGGGCCGAGGCCCCCGGCCGCGCGCGTCTCGCGCGCCGTCCTCAGCGCGGCGGCGATGGCCTGCTTTTGGGGGTGGCCGGCGTGGACCATCTCGCTGATGTTGCGGGAGACGGTCTCTTTGCTTTTGCCGTGATGGAGAGGCATGGCTTACCCCTGCGAGTAGGTTACATTGATCGACTGGCCAGTGCCCGGGACGATCAAGAGCCCGTCGGAGAACACGACATTCGCCTCGTAGACGCCGATGGTGTTTGGCGTCGCGACGAGAGCGTTCGCCGCCGTGTTGCCGGTCGGCGAGTTCGCGTTGTGGATTGTGCCCGAAGCGGACCCGGCCACGACGACTGAGAAGCTGATCAAGCGCCCCCTGCCGGAGACGATGAGGGCGGAGGACGTGACAGTGGCCGACGTGGCCGTCGGGTTCAGAACGCTCAACGCCTGAAAGACGTTGTTGAGAGCGACAACGCCGTTCTTCTGCGTAGTGAGAATGTCGTCGAGAGACGCCATCAGAACTTCCCGTCTTCTTGGTATCGGTAGCGCATGTTGCCGATGCGCCAGAACGAGCCGATGTCTTCGCTTTTCATCTTGATGGAGACGAGGCGGCCGCGGAAGCGCGGCGTGATGAACGTCGTCGCCTGCGTCATTGTATAGGGACCATAGACGAGAGGCGTCTGGCCCGGGTAGTCGGTGACGTAGAATGTCAGCTTGACCTGAGCGTTCTGCGAGCCGCCATAGTAGCCCCACTTCATGTCGGGCCAAATTTGATCGACGAACATTTTCACGTTCGCCTCGGTCAGGACAAAGTAACCAGTTTGGAAACTCGAGAGCATCGCCTGACCGTCTGCGTCGGGAGACGTCTCGTGCTGGTAGATAAATTGGTTGGGCGCAGCGCCGATCGGCGGCCCGAGCACGCTCTCATTGATCCACGCCGTGCGCGCCAGAGCGCCAAAGTCCCACTGGTCGAGGATGAAGTTGTACTTTACGTAGTGGCTGACTTCGCCGCCGTTGCTGCTGGTCGGGTAGAACCATGAGATCTCGCCAAAACGCGAGTTCGGCGCGACGCGGATCTTGTCGAGATTGGTCGTGTCGAGGTCCTGAAAGATGACGTCCCAGACCGGGCAGCGTATCGGCTCGACGCCGCTGCCGGCCAGTCGGAAGAACTGGCTCTGGCCCATCCAGTAGACCACGCCATTCACCGAGGCCGCGGCCTTGCGGCCGATCAGGCCGCAGCCCGTGCCGATCTCGTTGAACTGGTAGACGTAGGGCGGCCCGACGTATTGCATGGCCCAGACGGCGATGTCCGTCCACAGGAGGGCCTGCTGGGGGCCCTGAATGCCTTGGACGATCTTCGAGCCCTTGGGGATGCGGTACGAGCCCGCCTGATTGGTGACGAGGCCGATCCAAGAATTGTAGTTCGCCACGTCGCACCAGCGCACGAGCAGCGGATCCTTCACGCCATTGAACGTGCTGCCGTAGGCGATGATCTGGCGCTGCGGCATGGCGACGAAGCAGCCCTCGTTGACCTGCGGCGCTTCGGGAATAATCGTCGCGGTCGGGCTGTTGGCCGACGGGTTCCACTCGTAAATTGGTCCATTCAATGGACTAGAAATGAAAGTCTCGCCCCAATTGTCGAGGGACCAGTCGGTGATGTTCGTTATGGGCGTCCCACTGCCAGACGTCGGCGGGACGCCGGATCCGTAGCCGCCCGAACCGTATCCGCCGACGCCGTAGCCGGAATTGGCGATCAGGGGGCCGACGCCGTTGTAGTAGACGAACGAGGCGTTTCCGCCGTTCTCAGACGCCACGCTGACGAAGACAGTGCCGCCGGAGACAAACGCCCCCGTCTCGGCGCTGGCGAACGAGACGCTACCGGCGGAGGACGCAGTGACTGTGTGCGTGCCATTGTAGCCTGCAGGCGACACTCCCGCGACGACGATCGTGCTGCCCACTGGGATCACGTAATTGGTCGGGAGCGTCAGGGTCGCCGTGACGCCGGTGCCCGACGCGCCCGTGACCGCGGCCTCGGAAGCCGACGACGCCGCCTGAATGGTGAAAATGTCCGCGGGGGATCCGCTATCCAGCGAAACAACGAAATAATTTCCGGATAAAGTGACCGTGCCGGCGGTCGTCGACATAAGGATCGGGAACGTGTCTCCGACCTGAAGTCCGTGGTCGTCGAGGGCCACCTCAACGACTGAGGACCCGGACGTGAAAGTGAACTCGGGCACGGCCCCGCCGGCGCTCACGTTTGCAGTGGCGTAGGCGAGGTTCCCCAGCGGGTCGCGGGCTTGGATGGAATATTGGTCGACTGTGATTGGCGTGACGCGATAAAGGCCGAAAAGGACCAAGCCCCCGACGCTCACCTGCGTCTTAATGTCGACGACGTCGAAAGCGTCAAGCGCGCTGCCCGTGTCGTCAATGATGACTGTGGAGCTGCCGACAGTTGTCGTGAAGGAAACCGGGACCGAGGCCTCGACGGTCACCTCCGGGGTGATAATCCTCTGGCCCCCGTCGGCTATAACCGAGAGAGACTGGGTGGCCCCGACGCCCAGCCACGAAGTGCTGTTGATGTCCTCCCACGCCCACAGGGCGCGAACGGTCGAGCCAATCTGGTTTGGGAAAAATTTTGTCCAACCCCCGAGCTTCTGGACGAGGCCAATCCCGTTCCGGTCCGGAATGAACCGGACGAGGCTCGTGCTTGAGATCGCGGCCTCGTTGAGCGCCAGAGTTTTGTTCTGGTCGACGCCCGGGACGAGTTTCAGGGAGCTGTGGGGCATGCCTTACCCCCGCGACGGCGTTGCGGCGGGCGTCGGGCTCTGCGAGGCCCAACCAGAGGACTCAAATTTCTTGCGAGCCTCTTCAATCAGCGCACCCTTCAGGAGGGCATTGTACTGGCTCTCGTAAGTGACAGCCATCTGCGGATCGTCGTTCGCTCGCCCGAAGTTGCGCTGGTACGCCGACACGTAGATCATGCTCGCCATGATGAGGAGGTCGGGCAGGAACTTGCTGATGAACGTAGAAGTGTTGGTGCCAGACAGGCTCGCAGGCCTATATGTCCCAACGATTTCAACGCCGTAGGCCTGATCTGGCACGGGGCCAAAGAGGAAGACGTTGTCGTTGAAGGGGGCGAAGTAGCGCGGCATTCCGCGGTTCGCGTTCAGGTTTGAGCCCCAGACAGCGTCGAGAAACTCTTTCGTCGCCGGCAGGCACGCGTTGCGCGTGACGGAGCCGTCGTTCGGATCTGTCTGCCCGGCCGGCGTGAGGATGTTCATCTGCTCCGAGACGACGATTGTGCCCTCGGGAATTGTAAGAGTGCGCAGCCCGGCGCTCAACGAGTAGCCCGTGACGGACGTCGAAGTGTTCAAAAAGTCGAGGTCGCGGTATATCCTGTTCTCTGCGTACACGATCATGGCCGGGAGAACGGTTAAAAAATTTGGATCAGTCGGCTCAACAACCGCCATCGTAGCAATCTGATCGATGTAGCTAATTGTCCCCGGAACAGATCCGTCATATGACAAGGCTGTGGTCATATAATCCTACCCCACAGTAAATGGGTTTCTTCTTCTGGAATTTTGTTGAGTTTCTTTTGATTTTCTTCGGCAACAATGATTTGCAAATTCCACGGAACGTGAAGTCCGTTAAATCCTCTTCCCTGAAGAGGATGAATATGGTCGACGTGATGGGGTATTCCTGTTTGAACAGACAGGGCAGCAGAAACATCATACATTTCTTGAATTTTCGCAATTTCAATCGCGGAAAGCCAAGGAGGTGTAGCGTTTCTTTTTGAAGCGCGGCGGCGGGCGAAGTGACACGCGCGAAGCGTAGGGTTCCGGCGCGCCCAGTCGGCGCATCGCTCAATGTGGGCTTCTTTGTTCGCCTCGTAGTATTTTTTCGATTTTTCTTTAATCTTATCTCGATTTTTTTCAGCCCATTTAAGTTTAATCTCACGGTCTTTAGTTCGGTTTTTAGACCGCCATTTGGTCATCTTAAGTTTACTACACTCACGACAATAATATGCGCGACCGTCTTTTGCTGCCCTCAAAACATTAAACTCAACCTCTTCTTTGGCTTTTAAGCACAAAGAACATGTCTTGAGTTTTGAATTCTTCGACAGACCTGTAGTCATGGACAGCCTCGAAAATTTCGAACAGTTTACACCGTCAGGGAGCTTTGCACCATGCTCCCCGACGAATATTGTTCAGTTTGACTTCCTCAATGGTCTGCGGAGTGTCCTTCGCAGACCATGAGATAGGACGCCACACGAGACAGCTAGTCTCGACGGTGCCCGTCGTTTTGGAGCAACTCGCCACGAGCAATCCGCTCGCGACCACGAGCGTCAGCCTCGATAACAGCGCGAAGCCGATCAAGTTCGTAGGCATGTCGCTCCAGCTCCAGTTCGGTTTTGGCCTTACGGTCGACTGTCCACATGAGCCCCCAGAAGAGGCCCGCGATGGCGGCGACGAAGCCTCCGATTGCGATAAGCTCAGCCATTGGCGGGGAGCTTCTTCGCCGCGTAGATCGTCCAGCCGGTCGTGCCCAGCGTCAGCAAAGCGCCGGAGATCGCCGCCCAGTTCTCCTCGCCTACGTAGCTCGTGGCGATGACCGCGCCGATAACCTGCAAAGCCGTGCGGAAGAGGCGTTCAAAAAGGTCTTTGTCCATAGTCTTTCTCCTTACCAGTACTTCGGAAGATCGCGGAGGACGCCGCAGCCTGCAAGCGCCAGCGGAAGCAGTGAGATCAGAAACAGTTTCATGGGTACTTCCTCCTGTCCAGCTCAAAGTGCGGGCCGTCCTTGAAGCTGCGCCAATCGCCGCCCCAGACGATCGGCACGCCCAGATCAGCGGCCGCCTGCTTCATTTCCTTAGCGATGGCGTGATACAGGGGCCAATCCCAACGCACCTTGCCGTTGACGAGCGCGGCGACGTCGATCGCGTGCCCGGTGATGTGGCGGCTGTTGAGAGTGCGAGACGCGCCGGCGGCCTTGAGCTGCTTCTGGCGAGCAAGCGTGCGCAGCCCCTCAGTCACGATGAAGCTCGACTTCTTTGCCGCCCGCCGCACGACCTTCACGAGGTGCGGGTGAACGCCCTTGAGATTGCGTTCACTTCTTGCGTCCATCATCTGCTGCTCCTTCTCGTGAGAACCCTCAGACTTGTTTCCATTCCAGCCAAGAGCCCTCGCGAACAGTTGTCGCAAGGGCAGACGAAGCATTCTGCCGAAATTGGAGAGTGAAGTCAGGAGTGGTGTTTGAGCCATTCTTGATAAAAAAGTTGAAGTTGAACATCCACGTCTGGGCCGCTGTCACCGTGGCCTCGGCGACAAGGCTGCCGTAAGCGCCGGTCAGAGACGTGAAGCCGGCCAAGTTCGACGTGTACGCCGTGCCGTTAATCTGGGTCGGAGACGCCGGCCCATCAAAGGAAAACTCAAAGCCGCCGCTGGAATGATTGATGATCAGGCAGCCCCTGATGAGATAATTCTCGTTCGCGGCCATGGTGAACTGTAAGTCGGTTATGTCCACGTAGGTCGTGTTGTTCGAGGTGACGGACTGATCGGCCGTCTTGTAGAGAAATTCCCACTGGACAGGCGGCGCGGCGCTCGCCCACGTCGTGCCGTTGGATGTCAGGACATTGCCCGACGCGCCCGGAGCAACGAATTTCACGGGGTTCGTGCCGTCACCAAGAATGACGTTTTCGGCGGTGAGCGTGGACGCGCCAGTGCCCCCATTGGCGACGGCGACTGCGCCGGTCAGGGAGATGTCGGGCGTCGCGCCGCCAGAGGAGGCCAGCGGAGACGTGGCCGTGACATCAGTCACCGTGCCGCCGCTGCCCGTCGCGGATATTTGGATTGCGCCGGGCGTGTTCAAAATTGTGACGCCGGATCCGGCCGTCAGGGTAGTCATCTCAAAAGACGCGCCGTCGCCCACCAAGAGCTCGCCGTCGGCAGGTTTCCTGCCAAACTTCAGGCCGCCGCCCCAGATGGTGACTTTGTCGTCGGCCATTACTTGTCGGCCTTGTTGTCGAGGCGGTCAAAAATCTTGCCAAGCATGTCCTTGATCTCCTTTATGCCGTCCGCGAACTCATCCTTCCGGACGTAATTTGTCGGCAGACTGATCTCAATTCTCTGCAGGTCGTCCCGCAGGCGCTTCACCGCGCCCCAGAGCTCTCTCGCGGCCCACCCAATGCCGGCGATTATGATGGCGAGAAGCCCATTGATGATCGTCTGCAAATCCATTCCGGCATTCCTTACTTCGCAACCCAGCCCGTGTTCCCGACGCCGCTTTCCTTCACGTACAGCGTGGTGTTCGCCCCGCCGTCGGAGCGAGTGTAGAGAGCCCCAACGGGCGCAGTGAGAACGCCCTCGGGCGACCCCGCGCCCGAGAACATGCGAACGCCGGAGTCCGTCCAGACCTGCGTCGACGCGTTGTAGGTGATCACTTCGCCGTTTATCGGAGCGGCGAGACTGACGTTGCCGTCCGTGCCGCCAAGCACGGATCCGGCGCTGACGCGAACGAAGATGGAGCCGTTCGAGGGATTGGCGTTGATGACGATCGCCATCAGAACTTTCGGGTTCGGGGCGGTCGGCGCGGTGTCGGAGAGTGCGCCGGTGGCGGTCGGGTCATACCAGAGGATTGTGCCGTCGACCCACGTCTCGCCGTAATTTGCGCCGTTGGTCTGGATACCCTCGACGAGGCCGAAGGCCGTCACATATCCGAATTGATTGTTTGAAAGCGTCTGGGCGGCGACGCCCATAATGTACTGCCCATCGTTCACGCCCAAGCCCGCCGCGGCAGACGCGAGAATGACGCCCGAGTTGCCGACTGACCCGACGGCCATGACGACTTGGCCCTTGGTGATGGCCCCGGAGGCCTTGACGCGGTAGAACGTCTGGAAGCCGACCTTCTGGCTTACGCCCCCGCCGTTCATGCCGACGAAGAGGGTGTCGTCCACCGCGTCCCACGCGACCTGCCCCTCGACGGGCGTGATCCCGGCGGCAGTGTCGAACTTGATTGAGTTTGGCGTTGCGATGTCGCCAGTCACGCCGGACATCGAGGTGATGTCGGAATTTGCGCCCTTCGCGGCCCAGTTCGAGGCGGCGTTTCCAACGTCTTCGGTAGTCGTGCGCACAGACGTGCCGGCCTGAACAGCCTCAAGCTGTTCGGTGCCGTTGAGGGCGATGGCGACAGGGAGGTTCGGGATCTGTTGAAAAGCCATCAAAGCGGTCCTGTGTTAGGAACGTCGACGTTATCGGGCGGCACGCCAATCAAACCCGGGGCATTTGGGTCAGTGCCCGGAGTTTCATTGAAGCTGCCCGAAGGAACTCCGGTCTGCTGCGTCACGCGAACGCCGTCGTCTTCGGTAGTGCGAACGTCTCCGCCCGGAATTGAAATTCCAGTCGTAGGATCGACACTGTCTAGTCCCGACGTCACCCGTGTATTGCTCGCCGACTGCACGTAGTCTGGAACACGGGGATTTAAGATCGGCACAGGATCCGCGGGTATGACAATCGCGCGAAGTTGTTGTTGAGGCACATCATTGCATCTGTAGCACACTAAAATTCGGCGGTTGATCAGAGACCCGCCGGCCCAGTCGTGCTGCCATCTCAAATTAATGTGATTGTACAAAAAACCACAGCGATCACATTGCCCCGCAGCCTGTGGATTGCGGGAGCTTATTCTGGCGCGGCCTTGTCGACTGGCGTAGCCCATTACACTGCGTCCTTGGCGTTACGTTCTTGTCAGAGACTAAAAGTTTCAGGTTTTTATTCAATGCTCCGTTTCAAATAAATGTCTGATCAGGGCCTCCAGTAGCCCGAGAGCATCGGGGAAATGTACTGCTGCGCGTTCTCCACGTTCTGAGACGCGGCGATCTTGTACGCCTCGTCGGCCAGCGGCTTCAGCATGGCGACCTTGTCCGGCGACCAGATGAGCGCGAGGCGGGACGCGAGGTTCGTGGCGAACGCGTCGAGCCAGAGGTAGGGCACTTCGACCTGCTCGCCGTTCTGCAGGTTCGCGTCCTGTATGCGGCGCACCCGGTAATATTTCAGCGTCTGGTTGCCCGACGTCGCGAAGGGCACGGGCCACAGGGTCACGGTGGGGGAGATGAGGCGATCGAACCAGTAGACCGTGGGGAAGCCCCGGCGGTCCTTGTTGGGGTAGGACGCGTACTCCGTGCGGCTCACGGGCATGATGATCCGGTCGATGTCCTCGCCGGTCACGTTGCTCTGGATGTAGGCGTCGAGGATCATGACGGTGTTGGCGTCGACCGGGTAGGTCGACTGGTCATTGACGAGCGGGACGGTGACCAGATCCACCGCCCAGAGGTTCACGCCCTGATTTGAGAAGCTCGCGCAGAGCATGTTCGACGCCATGCGCGCGGCCTCGAAGTGCTCCTGAAGAAGCGAAGTCGGGCGAATGCCGATGAGATTGTACGCGTAGAGGACAATCTCGCCAAGCGACGGGTTGTAGGAGTACGTGTTGCTCGTCGCCATCAGGGTGCCTCGTCGTCAAATGGGTCGACGGGCTCTGGCTCTGGCTCGGGAGGCGTCTCCTCCTTCGCCTTCAGCCCCATCGCAACAAGCGACGCCTGCGGGTCGTTCCCGGTGATCGCCGTCAGGTGATCCGGCGTCGCAAGCGGCGCGACAGGCTCGTCTTCGGTTGGCGTCCAGAAGATCAGGGCCGCCTGAGCCGCGTTGGCCGCGTCCATGTCGATGATGTCGTCCACGTCCCACTCGGGCCGCACAAGCGGCGACTGCGCGGTCTCAATCCAAGCCTCGCTGGCCTCGAACGACGCGCAGGAGTAGAGGTTCCCGTCGTCGTCCTGCCACGCGATGTTGACGAACGTCAGCCCGTCCGCTGCGGACTGGCCGAGGCACATAGCGAGGTTGTTCGCCTCATACATCATCGCCTCTGGGCAGGCTGCTGTGATCCGCATGTTAGTAGCCTCCCGTTACAGTGACAGTCCAACCGAGACCGCGCAGCGTGTCGATTGCAGCCTCGCCAGTGGCGGAAGGCGCGCTGCCGCCGGACTGATTGAACACCCGCGTGCCAGTAGACTGACCAGACGTTGCAAGGCTCACCAAAATGTTGTCGATGCTGGTTTGGCTGAGATTGGTGTTTGTAAAAGCGTTGGTGAAGTCTGTCCCTAAGCATGTGTCGAACATGTTCGCGGGGAACGTAGTGAGGCTGGTGCAATTAAACCAAGTGGCTTGGAAGCTCGTTCCCGAGCTTATGTCAAGCGCAGGGAAGCTGGTGAGGCTAGAGCAATTATTCCATGTGTTGTTGAAAATTTGCCCTGCGCTTACATCAACAACAGGGAAGCTGGCAAGGTTGGTGCAGTTCTGCCATGCGCCTGAGAAGCTCGTCCCTGCGCTCATGTCAAGCGCCGGAAAGCTAGTGAGGCCGGTGCAGTTATACCATGTAGTTCCGAAGTTAGTCCCCGCGCTCGTGTCGATAAGCGGGAAGCTGGTGAGGCCAACGCAGCCATTCCAAGAATTAACAAAATTTGTCCCCGAGCCTGTGTCAAGCGCCGAGAAGCTGGTGAGGCCGGTGCAGCCCTGCCATGCGCTTTGGAAGGTCGCCCCAGCGCCTGTGTCAATAAACGGGAAACTGGTGAGACTGGAGCAGCCCTGCCACGCGAAAAAAAAGGTTGTTCCTGCACTCGTATCGAGAACAGGGAAACTGGTGAGACTGGAGCAGCCCTGCCACGTGCGTGTGAAGTTCGTCCCCGAGCTTGTGTCAAGCGCCGGGAAGCTGGTGAGGCCGGAGCAGGTATACCATGTGGTTGTGAAATTCGTCCCCGCGCTTGTGTCGATCAGCGGAAAGCTGGTGAGGCCGGTGCAGTTCAACCATGTGCCTGTGAAATTCGTCCCCGCGCTTGTGTCTATGTCATCAGGGAAGCTCGTAATCTCCGTCCAGCTATTCCAATAATTGCTGAAGTTCGTCACCGTCCCGTAGTCGTCCCCGCCGCCCTTGGCTTTCCAGAACTGCACGGTGCGATTGATCTCGTCGTTGGTCATCGCGCCATCGCGCACGATCTGGCCCACAAGCGCAGTGCCGGGGAAGTACAGCCCGTTGGTGTGCCCGCCAATCTCCAGCGAGCCGGAGGACTTGCTATAGCCATACGCAGCCGTGCCCTCTGGCGTCGAGAGCACCATCGTCCCGCTGATCGTCGGGAGCGTAACGGACCAACGGTCGTCAATCCGATCCATCAGCGCGCTGTAGAACGACAGCTTGCCAGCCTCGGTCACGTCGTTGGCGTTGGTAACCTTCTGGTAGGCGGTGGCGGTTGAGCCGACCTCTAGCTGCGCTCCCCAGATGTAGCATCCGTCACCTGCTGTCCCTGCAAAGTTGTTGGTTGTGCCATTTTGCAAATCTATAATAAGGGAGCCCCCAGCGTCTAAAGAAGTAAAAGTCAATCTGCAACGATACCACCCACCACCAACATCTTCGATGGTTGCTGTTGGGCTAGAGATACGACCGCCTAGGTTGTTGTTAGTCCACGCAACAGAACCAGAGCCGGTAAGACTAAATCCGTATGTTGCAAAAGCCGTTGGGGATGTTTTCAAAACACCAAGCATAATTTCATATTCGTCGGCCTGCGCGTAAAGCGTAAATGTGTATGTGGCTAACGACAAGGATAATACATAACTAATCCTGTGAGTGGTGAGAACGCCATTTGTTTCCAGCTTGTCAGCCGTTAATAAACCATCTGGAGCTATAACTGCATTTGCAGATACAGCACTGCTACTCTTAACCCACACCGCATTATCAAACTGCTCCGTATACAGCAGCAAGTTCCGCACGCCGCCCTCCGGCACGCGGCGGAGAATAGGACGCGCGGCGAGCGTGGCTTGGGTGGCGGGGTAGCTGGAAAGCTCCTTGACGGAGACGTTGTCTAGAGAAATGATATTCCCAGCGGAAGTTGCGGCAGCAATTAAACCGATATAGTATTGTTTTTCCGATGTTACCGTAAATATTATTTCAAAGGCCCCACTATTTGGGCCTGCTCCGAGGTTTGTGTTAACCGGCGCTATAAATCCTCCGGAGGTTTGCAGAGTGCTATCGTCCGCAATCCTAAAGAAACTATCAGAATTTCCAGATCCAATAGTATAATCAAAAGATAATTTATAGACGCCAACACTTAACACACCCAGCGATGCTACAGGCCCGTAAGCGGAGGCGGTAGTAGCCTCTGCTTGCAAAGACCCGCTAACAACAGACAAGGTTGAATTCGATCTTGCGCTACTCCAACCAGTCGTCCCGCTATCAAACGTGCCATTCGTCACAAGCTCAGGACCAAGCGCCAAGTCATCATGCTTGTCCAAGATCAGCGCAAGCGCATTACCCGGAACAGCAGCGGTCGAACCCGTGGTGTCCGTAAACACCGTCGCCGCATCAGCAGGGTCGTACCAGAACCCGTCCTCGCCCAACGCGAACAGGTCGGAGAACATGTTGTCGCTGTCGTTCAGCCAGTTCAGCTTGTCAATGAACGACGACGCCAGCTCGTAGTTGTTGATCTGGTTCGCGGCGTTGGCGTAGTTGTTGAGGATCGCGCGAACAGCGCCCCAGCTCCCCGCGCCGGACAGCGCCGTGCTGGAGCCCGCCCAGTAATTCGCAATGGACGACAGTTTGGTCTGCGTCTGCGCCGTCGTATCAGTGCCAGCGAAGGGAGTGGTAATGTTGGTCACGGGTAAACCTCGTCATCAATCCAGAAGCCGCTGGGGTTCCAAACGCCCGTGTCTAAGAAGAACGGGGAAGTCGGGTAGGCAATGCTATCAATCCAAATGCCGCTCGGATCCCAGACGCCAGTGGCGAGGAACCAGTCGGTAATGGGCCGGGAGCTCCCAAACCCCAAGAAGGCCAAACCATTTCCGAGCGAGAGGCCCATACTGACTTATCCTTGACCCGGAACAGGCGTAGGCGGCTTGATCGGCGTGATGGGAGGCACGCCAGCCGCAGCTTGCTGCGCCGCCTTGGTCTGATCCCACTGGAATGCCTGATTGAGGATGTCGTTCATGACAGCCTCCGCGTAGGCCGTGAGGGCCTCCTCCGGCGTAGCGGGACGAGACACCCACTCTTGCACGAGGATCGTCGGAGGCGGGTCGTTCGGGTCTTCCTGATCCGGGCTGTAGGCCGGGTTCGGGACTTCCTTCTGAACGTTCTCGGTGACCGTGCCGTAGGGCGTTGCGGCGATGAGATACTCGACAACGCGGGCACTGTCGGCATCGGACAGCTCCATCTCGACATCGAGCGTCAGGTCAGGGCTGATGACCCCATAGTGAACTTTAGCCATTTATGCGGCCTCCTGAATGTCGGCCACGGGAGCCGGGGTTGTCTTGTTCGCCTCAGCGACGGCTTGTTCGAGCTTCTCAAACAGCGGCACAGCCGCCTTTGCGCCCTGAATGCCGGACGCCTTAACGGCTGCATCCAGCAGCGCGCCGAGCGCCTGCACTTCTGCGGAATTGAGCGTCAACGTGATCGTAGGTTCCATGGTTCTCCCCTTAGAGTGCTTCAGCCGGAACTTTGTAAGCAGTGCCGGTGCTGTCGTACAGAACAATGTAGCCGGTCGCTGTCGGTGCGCCAGCCGTGTAGGCGGTCTCGGTCGTCAGCTTGCCTTGGATGGAGCCGAAGTCGCTGTCGTCGGCAAGGCGGGCTTGCAGCGTCGTGGTGCTGCGCTTCAGGGCGGGGAAGCTAGAGGTGGTGCCGCCGAAATTAAGTCTGCCAAAATCATTTAGAGCAGCATTAAACAAAGTGATTTGCCCATCAGCCGGGCTACGAAGCCTGCTGTTTATATCAAAATTTATACCGCCTGTTCCTGTAAAAACACTGGTCCCAACGTACACATTGCGCGGCCTGTTCCCGCCGGACGCGCCGATGTCGTAGACGTTATTAGAACCGTAAGTTCCAAAGTGGCCGGATGTGTTGATAAACCACTGCGCGCCGCCGCCAGTTCCAAAAACCAACTCGCGCGCAACGCCCGTTCCGGCACTTTCTGTTCTGATTATTGCAAGGTTGCTGCTCCAGATAAAGCTAAGTCGCTCATAATCAGCGCCAGCGTTTGCCCACGTATTGTAAACCCGGAACGTCTGCGCAGCCGCGCCGTTGCGCAGCGCGAGGGTGTTGGCGGCGTCGCGCTCAAGCGCCAAATCTTCTACAAAGGCAACACTAGCTTGAACTGACGCGCCAAACCCAACACGAGCAGTTCTGAAATTTCTAGGAGCAGTAATGCCACCGCCGTTTGTTATTAAGCGTAACATGTTGCTCGTTGCGGCGCTGTCAGTACGCAAAAGTTCTACTTCCGTGGCACTGTTCCACCTAAATAGAATTCCATTGGTCTGACCGCTGGCGAGAGACTCAAATACATAGGCATTAACCAACGCATTTTGATTAATTCCTGACGACCCCGACGCAGATTGACTAAGTATGATCGACCCACCCTTGCCCGATCCGGTGGACTGCGAGCCTGCGATGGTGAAGTTCGCGCCTGCGATGTTCGTGCCGGAGCCGCCCTGAACGCTCAGGGTCTGCGCTACAGGCGTGCCGGAGTCCACTGCGCCGAGGGCTAAATTGGCGGCGTCACGGCGGCGGAGGGTGAGGTCAATCGAGCCGTTTAGAAAAACACTACTCCCCCACGACACAGCGTAACCGCTCGCCATATGGTAGCCATAAGTAGGGCTGTTAGCCACTTGCAAAACAGCGTCGCCAGATGATGACAGCGAAGTAATGCTTCCTGCCGAGACGACAGCTCCTCCTTTTAAAACCTTAAACCTACTCGTCGTCGTCCCGCTAACGGTCGTCTGCAAATCCATCAGCAGGGAGTTCGCATTGCTCGCGGTGTCGGTCGCGTTAAATTTCAACCCCGTGAACGTGACGCCGCTATTGTTCCACGTCTGCTCCAAGTTCAAGACCGGCGCGTTGGCAGTGACCGTAGCGCCCGAGAGCGTCGTGGAGCCCAGCAAGCCGCCAGCAAGCTGCTGGCCCGTCATCTTGACCGGCCCGATGCCGGTGGTCTGGACGACTGGGAGGATGTCTGTCGCCGCAAGATCAGCAGCCGAGGCGGTGAGGCCGGAGATCGCTGTGTTAGCCATTCAAGTTACTCCTGCAAGAGGAAGGACAGGCCGTCCTCCAGCATCAAAAAATCGGTGGTGTTCTCGAGCAAAATGCCTTCGCCTCCCGGAGGCCCCGGGGGCCCAGAGCTGCTGCTGACGGCCAGACCAGAGGTCTGCGTGAGACCAGATGGAGACGAAAGGCCGCCCATTTACTTCGGCCCGTTCGAGCTTTGGAGGAAGGTCGCAGTCACCGAGCCCGTGCTGACATTCGTCACGACCACGCGAGCGTAGCGCGGAGCAAACAGGAAGTTCGACTGCACCGTCGTCGTTGCGGTGACCGCGAGCGTGTCCGACGTGTCCACCCAGCTCATCGCCGACGTCGAGGCCGGCGTGAACGGGTCGTTCGGGTCGTCGAGCGTGCTCTGCACCGAGTAGGTGACGGAGCCGATCGCATTGCACTGGATCGAGATGTTCGAGGGAGCGAAGTCGTCGAAGCGCACCCACGGGGACGTCGCCGTCGCCGTCATGCCGACAGTGATCGCGCCCGCAGCATTGGCCGAGATCGTGACGCTCGTCACCGAGCTGAAGTACGAGACCGTCGTGACTGTCGTCGTATTGGGCCCCGTGATCGTCTCCGAGATCACCTCGCCGTTGACCCCAAAGCCGCTGACGACAAACGTCTTGCCGCTGTCGTCGGCGGCCGACGTGATCGTCACCTGCCGGGCGGTGGATCCGGTGAACGTCGCGTCCTCGAAGGAGCCGACCGTCACGGGGCCGGAGTTGCCGCTCACCGCGACGTTGGACACGGACGTGAAGCGATTGACGCTCACCGCGGCCTTCGCGTTCGCGCCCGGGATCACCTCAGTCAGGGGCCTGCCCTTCACATCGAAGCCCGTGACCGTGAAATTGATGCCCGTGTCGTTGTTGGTGCTCGTCACGTAGACATAGCTGGGCGGGAACGAGACGACGCTCGCCGTGAGCGTGAGGTTGCTCGCGCCGCCCGGATCCTGCGACCCTGCAATGTTGTTGGCGCTGGACGTGGACCCCGCCCCGTTGATCACCAACTGGCCAGCGTTCGGCGTCTGAGACAGAGCCACCTGATTGGTCACTGCGGCCGTAACGGGGCCGACGCTAACTGTCTTCGCCTGCATCTCACTTGCCTTTCTTGGACGCGCGCATGGCCGTCACGTTATCCACGAGATTTGGGTAAGGGCGGCCGGCGGACCGAGCCCGCGCCTTCGCAGACTTCACCTGCTGGCGGCTCATGTTTTTGTCCTTGGCGTCCGAGGGAGCGTCTTTCTCCCAAAAAGGTTTCTGCGCCATGTCAGCAGTCCCACTTTCTCAGCGCTTTGTTGATGCGGCTGTCAGGATCCGCGGCCTTCGCAGAGCCGGTCAGCTTTCGCTTCATGCCTGTCATCCTAGCACAGAACGACTTCTTTCGCGAACCCCCCTCGGGCTGGGGGCGCTTAATGTCTTGGCCCGCGGCGCGCAAAGAGGCGCGGCCCTTCTCATTCAGGCCCCCGGAGGGGCTCTTACCCTCCTTGCGGGTCCAAGCAGGTGACTTTGCCATCGTACTCTCCACGCAAGTGCGGGGGCGCAAAGGCCCCCGCTCCCACCATCGACCCAAGGAAGGGGGCCTAGATCAATAGTGAGAAGCCTTACCGCGGGGCGTGCCCGAGGCCGCGGACGAGAAGACCGCGCCGCCGCTCTTGCGCGCCGGACGCTCCTCCTTCTCTGCGTGCGACATGACCTTCTTGGCCATGCCGCCCTTCTTGAAACCACCCGTCTTGCCCTTGGCTTCCTTGATCGTAGAAGCCTTACCTTCGTATGCACCCATGGAAGCCTCCTATCAGGCGATGTTGCGGTTCTGGACGTATTCGACTTCGATGAAGCCCACGCCAGTGCCGGTGTTTGCAGACAACACGTAAATGCGAACGTCAGACGTGCCGACGTCAGCCCAAGCGTTGACGAGCGTCGCGCTCGCACCCGGAGCGACGTTTACGATGCCGAGGGTGCCGCCGGCCTGCGTCACCGCAAGCTCGTTGCCCGCCGCCGACGTGCCTACGCCGAAGGTCGTCGCGGCCCCGTTCCAAACCACGTTCACGTAAACGCGAATGGCCGTGATCATGGAGTTGGCCGGGACGATGATGTCGGTCGTGTAGAGACCGGGCGTCGACCCGTTCGTCGCCTGCGTGAGGGCGGACGACTGGGACATCTTGACGAAGCCGACGTTGGCGACGTCCTGACCGAGCGTCGTGCCCGTGGTGTTAAAAATATCGCCAGCCTTTACGGGGCCGGAGAACGTGGTTGTTCCCATTGGAACCTCCTGCACGAGTTGGATCACGTTGTCTGTGCAGCGTCCGCTAGGCCGGTCAACGCGATCAGAAACCTAGAAAAGAGGCGGGGATTTCTCCCCGCCTCCGTCAATCAGGTCGGGAACGAGCCGAAGATCGAACGCCAGTTGTAGTAACCGAAAGAGTAACGTTCGTAACCCTTTACGAGAAGATTGTCGGTCACGAAATCCACTTGCATGTCCGTCTCGAAGCCGATGCGCTGCATGTAGGACAGGCCGTCGATGTTCGTGAGCAGGAACCACGCGCGGGCCGACGTCAGGTAGTCGTTGACCATGTAGCCCTCCGGCAGGCCGCCGGCGGTCATCATGATCGCGTTGACGTCGTTGTCGGCCGTGCCGGGACGCAGCTCCGTCTTCGTGAGACGGATTGCAACCGGCTCGAGGGCGGGCGGAACCACGAGGCGACGCCCACGGGCGAACACCTTCAGGCCGGCCTGATCGCGGAAGTTCGTGCGGATCGAGATCATGCCGTTGAGCAGCGTGGCCTCGTTCAGATCGACGTCCGTGGTGGGCCGGTTGGCGACCGTGCCGCCGTCGATGGGATGGTCAGTCGCAATGAGCGCCTTGCCGTCGCCGCCGATGTTGGCATTGTAGGTCGTGGCCGTGTTGAGCACGTTCGCGCCGTAGATTTCCTTGGTCTGCTGGAAGCTCTCCATCAGGCCGAGGTTCGAGGGAGCGAACTGGCTCTTGTAGAGGTTGTCGTCGATCGCCTTGCGGGTGATCGCGTAACCAAGGCCGATCTCGACGTGCTCTTGGTTGTAGACGTAACGCTCGCCAGCGCCGTTATCAAACGACGTCTGGCCGCCTTCCGTCTTCAACTGAGCATAGCCGAGGAAGCGCATCTCAGCGGTGCGCTCGAGGGCCATCTTCGAGTCATGCTTCGTGAAGATCTTGTCGTACTGCGACGGGATCTGCTCGTACTTGCCTTCAATGCCACGGAGACCGGGCAGGAGAAGGTCCTTAATTGCTGAAAGATTGACAGCCATTGGTCCTTACTCCTTAGGCGATGCCAGTCGGGCCGGCACCATTGGTGCGGGTCGAGGCGTTGTTGAAGGCGACAATCACTCGGTTGTATTCCGACGCGATGTCAGTGCCATTGGCTCCCGGGGGATCCTGAACGAGACCGACGATGCGGAAGGGAAGAGTGACAGTCGTGTTGAGGGTCGCAACATTGACCGACATGCCGGACTGGCCAGTGGCCGTGTTGCCCGTGCCGACGGCGATGTTGATGTACTCGCCGATGTTCGCGAACGCCACGGGCGAAGAGCCGCCGCTGTCGCTGGACTGGACCTCAAACTGAGCGTTCGGGTCGTCGATGATGTAGGCCTCAACGTCGCCAGACGCGTCGGAGCCGGGCCAATAGTTGGACCAAACCGTGCGCTTCTGCGAAACCGAGAGGTACTTGCAGCCGACGAAAATGCCCTCAACGCGGACCGTCGAGGCGGTCGCCTGAGCAATGTAGCCAGTCGTCAGCGGGATGACTGCGTCGCCAGAGAAAATCGCAGTCGTGTTGTTTGAGGCGATCTTGCGAACGCTTTGCTCGTAGGTCGGGACAGAACCCGTGCCCTTAATCTGTCGAAAACCGAAAGGCGCGTTAGTATTCGCCATGACGGCTCCTCCTATTCTAGGAAGCTCCGTCGCCTCACACCGGGGAGGCTCGGGAAGCGGGGTGATTTTAACCCTCCACACCGGGGGAGAGTGAGCAGAAATGCCTTCCTGAATAATACGGACAAGTTCTTAAAAGTAAAGGGCCGCCCGAAGGCGGCCCAAAACCACAAGAACTCAGCCCCAAATCAGTCTTCGGGAATGGGCATCGCTTCGTATGCTTTCTTAATCTTCGGGGCCACTCGCGGGTCGTCGCGGGTGAGGGTCCCCTCCGGCGTGGCGGAGAGCTGCTGCTCCTTCATCCGCACCTGACTGCGCGCCCGGCGAAACTCAATGGCGCGGACCTCCTCGGTGATCTCGATCGGACGCTCCATCAGGACCATGCCCTTGCGCTCGATCGTCTTCTTGCCCCAGCCCGCCGGCATCATGGCGAGGTGGTCGGCATCCCGGTCGACCGGAACCGCCTCCCAGCCCTCGCGCGCGAGCTGCACGGTGTAGGCCGGATCCTCCTGATTGTAGATCGTGTGGCGCTTCCACTCGTACGTCCAACCGTCCGGGATCATGGACGGGGGGATGAAGAACTCGTCCGTCCCCTCGTCGAGGCCGCCCAAGTGCTCACGGATCTGCTCGGCCCTGCGCCGGGCGCGGTCCCTCGGGTCCTCCTCCTTCGGAGACGAACGCAGCGGGGGACGATCGACAGCCGCATCGGCTGCCATGGCTTTGCGAAATTCACTCTGCTTTGGCATTCTTTACCCCTAAAATTAGAGCCGGCCTTCCTTCTGAAGGAGCAGCTTGTTGCGGGCGTATTCTTCCGGCGTCATCCCCAAGTCGCGCGCCGTCTCCGCCTCAGCGGGGCTCAGACGCACCTGATTGGGTCGCTGACCAGTCGCCGTCCCGGAACGTGTCACGGGGGCCGACGGGGGCGCAGAGCGGCGCTGGACGGGCTTGGCGGCCGACGAGAAGTTGTCTTCCTCGTCGGAGACCTCGCGCTGGGGCGCTTGGCGGCGGTTGATCTTTATCGTGTCCTCGATAAAGCCGAAGTAGTCGTCGCTGTCGGGCTCGTAGCCGTCGGCGACGGCCAGATTGTGGGCCGCCACCATCTTCTGGTAGAGCCTCGGGTCCGTCACGCACTGCGGATTGCGCCGCACCCAGTCCGCCGACCGGGGCGAGAGCTGCGAGGCGAGCGCCTCCACCGGATCCGCGGGCGGCTCCGGAACCCTCTGCTGGGGAGGCGGGGCGTTTTCCATGGCCGCCCGGCCCCTCTCGAGCTCCATGAGCCTCGCCGCGTTCAGCGACATGGCCTCCTGAAGCTCCGCGCCCTTGGCGTAGTCCCCGACAGAGAGGGCCTCGGCGTACGCGCGCTTGAGATTGTCGCTCGTACTCTTCACGGTCTCAATTGCGCTCTTCACAAGCTGCAAATTGCTGTCGTAGACCTCGCTCGAGGCACGGTGAGCGTGCTCGGCCGACAGTCTGGCCTGCTTTTCGGCCTCTAAACGAGCAATTTTTTCTTGTTCAAGCTTCAGGCGGAGGCTTTGTATGCCCTCGTCCGGGGACTTTTCGTCTTCTTTGGCCTCTGGCTCGTCTTTTTGGACGATTACGGGCTCTTCAACGACCTCGGGGTCGTTTTCGATCTCGATTTCGAGCTTTTCGTCGTTATCTGACATGGAAAGTCCTCACCAAACCTGATCGGGGTGGGAAATTCGCGCCCGAACGGACATGTCGTCCAGCATTCGACACAATGTCCCGTTCACTGTGATGTTCCAGCCGTCCGACGGACGGAAGACAATCCAGTCGCCCTCTGAAATGTCGAGGCCGGAGAACCATTCTCCGTCCTTGTCGACGAATGCGGTCGGCCCCTTCTTGATTATGAGGCCGACTTTGGACTGGTAGCGGTCTTCTTCTCTCGACTTATCAGACAGATAGAGGCCGCTTTTGGTCTTTTCTGGTCGGATGTAGACCGCGACCAGCACCTGCATGTTGAAAACTTCGATAGACGAAGTGTCCCCGACTTGCTCGAGAAGGACATCCTTGGGGTCCCTCTCGTGCAGCATAGTAATGTTAGACATTTTGTCTCCCCTTTTTACTGCCTCCCGCGTTGATTACGGTCGCAGTTCTCTTGAGCTTGGGGAAACAGCTCGTCGATTACAAGGCGAAGCCCAGTAATAATGCCGACTTTATGTCTGTAATCTGTGAAATCCGTGACGCCGTGCCCGTTTCCGAGAATTTTTGTCCTCTCGTTTATCTGCTCCTCGAGAAGCTTCAGGAGTTCCCTCGCGAAAAATGCGTTGTACGTCTGCATAGTCGTCCACCTTATAAAAATCGCCGGAAGACTGATCTCCCGGCGATTTATTTGGCGATTTATTTGGCGAGTTATCGCTTGGCGGCTTGGATCGCAGTCTTCTCCAACCGACCCTCGCCGGATCCGGCCCCAGCCTTCATGTCCTTGTAGCTCTTGAAGACCGCCCGGCCTCCAGACTTACGGGGCATGGGCATGGGCATGCCGCCCATCGCCGGAGCAGCGGGAGGCATGGGCATGCCGCCGCCCGGAGGCATGGGCGCTCCGCCGCCGGGGCCGCCCGGGAGAGGAACGGGGACGCCCGGCGGCGGTACCGCGGGGCCCGGAGACTGCGCCTGTTCAGGCATAGCCGGCTTCCCCGCGGCGATGACGATGTTGATGTTCGTCTTGCCCTTGGACTTCGTGCGCCCGCCCGACTTGCGGGGGACGGGCATCGCCATGCTCTGGGGGAGCGCAGGCGCGCCGGCCATGGCCTGCGGGGGAGCGCCAACGCCAAGAGCGCCCAGCGCCTGCTGCGCGACCTGAGGGTCGATCGCCGGCATGCCACCGCCCATCGCGCCGCCGTAGAACTTGCCCGGACGCGCCTTGCCGCCCTTCTTGTAGGGCGTGCCCTGCGCGCCGGAACCAAAGTCCATGGCCTTCTTCTTGACGATGCTCATGCGCGGATCCATCGCGCCGCCCATCATCTTCTTCGTGCGGCCGCCGGCCTTGCGGCCAGCCTCGAGGCGTTCGGCCTGATCCTTGTCGAGGTCGACGGGCTTGGTGCCCGGCGCGCCGACGGTCTCCGCCGGGCGACGGGGAGGCATCGGCGGGTTCTTCGGCATCTCGGTCGGGGCCTTGGCCCCCGCCTCGATGCGGCGACGCATCTCCGGCGAGACCATCTTGTTGAGCTGGCCACCGTCCATCTTCTCGGCGCGGCCACCCTTCTTCAGGCCGCCGATGTGCTTGACGCCCTCGCGGTCCTCGTTGGCCGCCTTCACGTCGCGGTTGGTCTTGGCCTTCGAGTAGACCTTGGCCTCAGCCTTCTCGCTCTCGACCTTGCCGCCAGCCTTGCGGGCCTTGCGGCCCAAGTGCATCGGCCCGCAGGCCTCGCCCTCGACCTTGCCGCCCTTCTTGTACGCGCGGCGCGAGATCGGGCGCATGCCCGTCTTCACGTCTGCGTTGAGGGGCTCGGGCGGCGTCCAGTCGGAGCTGTCGACCTTCTTGCTGCTGCCGGCCGCGAGCTTGCGGGCCTTGCCCTTCATCGCCTCGCGAGCCTTCTTTGCCATTTCGTACATGCGCTTACTCCGGAGTTCTCGGGGCGTCCCCCGTGCCGCTGGGTTAAGGGTTGGTCGTTTCGCGCGGCGACGAAGCGAGTTCTTTGGCAGCCATTAGAGCGCGATGTGACACATCACCTCCACGCTTGAAGCCGTACAAGGGGCGAAGCTTTTCGCCCCGCTTGATGCTTTCCATCATGCGGTCATTGATCTCTTGCACCATGCGCTGCTCTTCAAACAGCTTGCGCCATGTGTCGCGACCAACTTGGTCAGTCGAGAACGGGTGAACTGTCATGGGGGCTTTTGGCGGCGCGCTCTTTGTAGCACCCGGGCGGACCTGATTATATTTAGCCAACAGCATGTCGGTCGCGTCGGGCGCTCCATACTGACGATGGATCAGAGGAACATCCGCGTAATACTTGCCCGGCGTGTCGCCGCCGTAGGTGAAATGGTCGAAGTACCTGTTCGCCTCAGCTTGATGGAACAGGCGCGGATCGAGTTCAACCATGCGCCCTCCCATCATGTTGCCCGGGGCCATCATAAACTTGCGATTGGTTGCTGCGGCGCGGAGCTGCCCCACTTCTGGAAAGCCCTGTTTCACCCAATCTGCGCGTTCAAGGCCTTTGATGATGGCTGCGCGGGTTGTCCCGACAATGTCGGGGTTGTCCAACAAAAATGCGCGCGCCTTGCCCATATCTTCAAAGCCGGGGAAATTGGCAAGTTTGGTGCGCAGAGCTTCTTTTGCTTTTGGGCTATCGCCGAACGCGCCGGAGCGAATAATCTGAGTAGCTTTTTCAAGATTTGCAGTAGGTATTGCCCCACCTTCAACAGCGCTCAAATAAAGATCCATCATATTCTTGGAGCTGTCGATGGAGGCCGGACCCATTGGATTGGCGACCGCCATAACCGGAAGGTCTTTCTTGACTGCCCGCTGAATGTCCTTTTGACCTAAAACCGCCTTTTTCAACTGGGCCGCATGTTCGGGGTTGTTTGACCAAACCGAGTGAAGGTTCGGTTCCCGCATATAATCGAAACCGGCATGAATGTCGGTCGGCCATGCCAAGGCGCGCAAATCTCCCGCAGGGCCATAACCCCGCAGGCGCGCAAGATCCGAAAGGTCGCCGCCCAAAGAAATAACAGGGCTACCAGCGCGCTCGCGACCAACGTCTTCCCAAGATTTCTCAACAATCGGCTTTGGCTGATGCGTATAGGGGATTGGTTCAGCCGCACGACCAAGATCTTCAAGCGGAACACTTGGCTTGTGCCCGAAATAGCTGCGGCCACCAAAGCTGGAGCCGCCCTTGGTAATATAGCTCTGAGCAATCTTCTGACCCCAGCCTGCAAGCTCTGGGTCCGAGGAAGCTGGAGACGCCACCTTGCCGTAAGCGTTAACCAAACGCTCCACGTCTTCGGGAGCCATTCCTGCGCCAGCTTGGGGATCGAAAACGCGACGCACTTCCTTCAGTGTCATCGCCCTTGGCTCAGGCGTGAAAACAGAGCGACGAGCGGCCTCGAGCCCGCGCTTTACGATGTCTGCCTTGCCGGCCTCGGCCTCCTCCGGCGTCATCGCGGCAGCGCCAGCGGCGCCGGCGGCGACGGGCGCAGGAACGCGGCCCAGCACGTCTCCGGCGACGTCGACAGCCCTGCGGCCGGCGTCGTATGCGGCCCGGCCTGCGACCATGAGCGGCTTGCGGGCGTAGAACGCGGCGGGCAATGCAGCCTCAAGAGCGGCCTGCCCGTAATTTCCCTTCCCGATCGAGCCCGCAATGTCCGAGAGCATGAGGGGGATGCCGGTGACCATGGGCAAGTCCGCGGCCCCAAAGCCCATGCCCGAGCCCTCGAGACCGGTATTGCCGACCAGCGCCCGGGCGACGTTCGCACGGAATTGACCGCCCGGCGCTCGCTCCCCGCCCTCGCCGACGATGGCGCGGCCGATCTGCTCGCGCGGTGTCATCTCATATGCACGAAGCTCAGCCTCTTTCGCACGCGCAGGAAACCGCTGGTAGTTCTCAACGGCCTGACGAAACATCCGCCCGCGCTCCTCGGGCGTGAACTCAGGCGCGTCCGGCTGAATGCTGGCAATGGTCTCTCGGCGGCGAGCCTGCGGCGAGACGTACTCCTCCGGCTCCCCGCCATCTGCATACATGCCGCGCACAACGTGAAGAGCATCTTCTACTGCCCCGCCGTCTTTTTCCTTGGAACGCTCGCGGACAATCTGCATCTCATCTGAGACGTCCTGCGTTTCCCAAGGCTTTTTGTCATAGCCAGACTTATCGCGCGTTTGAACATTGCGCGCCTCCACTTCGCCAGCGGAGCGCTTATACGCACTTTCGACGGCGTACTCTTGCGCCGACTTGTTGGCAATTGCGGATGGCTTTTTGACCGCTTTCAAATAGGAGGGGTACGACTTACGGGCTGCTTCAAGATCATCTCCAAATCCAGCGACAGCAGCATACGTCTCCAAAGGGACAGGAGTCCGCATGGCGGCAAGACGCTCCTGATAAATATCCCATGCCGGCGTTCCCGGCTTGAGAACAAATGTATTGCCGCCCGGAGCAAAGTTTTCCATTGTCTGAACAGCATGTTGCAATTCATGCAGAGCAGTGGACCTTGGGTCTTTTGCATATTGCCCAATTTCAAGTGTTGGAAATGTGTCTTTTACATTTGGATTGCCGCTCCAGCCGCCCTGAACTTTTGTGCGCTTGAGCGGGCTCGCGTAGAACTCCACGTCCGAAAGCTGAGGATACGCCTTAAACAGCTCGGGGTGATCAATCGCCTCACCAACCGTTGACTTTTCAATGTAGCCCGGACGCATCGAAGCCGCTGTATCTGGAACCTCAAACCGCCACTGCTTATCTGCCCCCTGAAACCATTTAGTCGCATCGTAAATCTCGTCACGGGTCGCGCCTTGCTTTGCCATGTCACGAGCAACTTCCAAAGCCTGAAGATCCGCCGTTTTGGCAGACGGTCCGAGGAACATGCCGATAGATCCACGCGGCGCGGATCCAACAGTCATCCCGCCACCCATAACAGACCCGGCCAAATCCATGGCGCGCTGAATACCAATTTCGCTGGTGGGATCCACCTCGCCCGCATAGACATCGCGCGGTAACGCCATGCCGCCCACAACAGACTTGGCGACCTGAACAGGCCAAATCTTCCCGAGAGCCTGACCGACGTCACGCATGCGAGCGGCCCGATCAAGCCTATCGGCGTAAGCAATAGCATCATTAAGCTGCGCGTTTTGCTCGCCTTCCGAGATAGGGAAGCCGCCATCCGCCATCACCTGCCGCCCAACCTCGGGCAAGTAGTGCGTGGGATACCGGTCTTGGATCAGGCGCAGGGCGTGATCGACAGAACTATCGGTGCGCATATCGACAAGGCCTCCGTCAGATTTGGTTATATCCGGCACTTCCGGATCAAACGTGCCCACGTTGCCCGTGGCCGACTTCACTTGCTCCGGTCGAAGCACGATATATTCTTCCTGACCAGCGGGGAGTGCTCGGTTGATTACGCTATCGTAGCCATCAGCAATTAACTGCTCGCGGCCCTCTGGAGAAATTGCAAACGGAAATCCAGAACCGTACTTTTGTTCTGAAAAACCTTTTTCAACTATCAGCGGGCTCTTCATGCTTGCCCAAAGCGGCATTACGTTCGTACCTGACACATACTCGCCGGGGGTGCCGACGCTATGCGACGCAGGGAGATAGTTCGGGTTTGCACTCAACCATATTGCCGGACCGCTGGGATGAGGGTTTGGGCCGCCGGGGATGAACTCAGAAAAGTCCCCCTTCGTGATATGATAAAACTTGAGTAAATCGCCCTCGTCATTAACAGTTTTCGTGCCTTGCAAAAACTTCCCAAGATTGATGTCGCGCTCTAAAGGATCGGAAATATATTCTTTTGCGCCTGACCGATTTGTCATTGCAGAGCGAGCCGATTTTAAGGCCTTTTGGATAATCTTGCCTCCGCCCGCGAAACCCTGCTCATCTACGAACTTCATGAGAGCGTCAGAGCGGCTTGGCTCATCGCCATATTCTTCAATACGTCCGATGCCCATTTTGCGGATGCGATCGACCACGCTTCCGGGGATGTCTGCCGGAACAACCGCTCCGGAGAACTCGCTCAGGGGGACTGCTCGTTGCGGTTTCGCCTCAAAGTATTCTGTCGGCATGTTGCGAAGATGGCTGAGAAAGCTTCTGGCTTCAGCAAGCTGCTCAACGGGCAAATCATTGTAATGATAGGCAAACTCAGATGGACGCCTCGTGCGTGCAAAGTCGGTCATGAGCTCAGGGAAGACAGCCCACGAGCGATCGTATGAGCCTTTTTTGAAGTATGGCTCAAATCTCTCGCGGAGATCCTCAAGCATCTTGTTCGAGGCTTCTTTCTCGACTTTAAATTCGTCGGGCGAAATGATCTTTTCGCGCGCCTCTTGAATATCACCCAGACTTTTGAACTGCGGCGTCACTTGAGCACGGATGGACGAGGGACCGTAGTTGAAGCTCTCCCCGCCACGGACGTTACCCTTCATCTCCCGCAGGACGTTCTCCATAGTGACTGGCGCGTACTTGCGCTTGCCGCCCGGAGTAAACCCCCGGAAGATCTTGTCATCCTCAATAGACGGAAAGCGCGGGGAGTAAACGTCAGAGCCAAAAACAGGAACATTACGGCTGGGCGTCACCAGCTCAGGGGGCGCAACCAAAGAAATGTCGCCGTAGCCGCTAAACCCCTGAGACGGCTTGGTGATGGCAACGCTGGGGGCTGGGATACCACCCAATCTTTCGATCATGTCGAGCTTGCGCGTAGATCCAGTGTTATGGACGCCCATGAGAAGCTCTTCAGGAGCAAGAGCCTTACGGGCTGCGGCAATCGCCTTCGCGACAATTCCCCCTTTATTGAAGTCTTCACGCTCCTCAACGGGGCCACCGTCCTCACGATTGCGCCGGAACATGATCGACGCCGCGCCCACGTCGGACGGCTCAATATCAAAGCGGGGGCCGAGCGTGTCGCCCACGTACTCGCGCAGCTCGCGCGGCGTGAACCCCTTCTGGTAGCGGGCGCTGTCGCCCTCGCCGATGATAAGAGACATGGGCTCCGGCCCGGGCTCGCCGCGTGCGCTCATGACGTCACGGCCTCGCGTCGAGATCACGCCCCCGCCGCCCGGCTCGACAACGCGGCCCATGTTGAACAGCGCGGCCTCGCGAGCCTCCGGGTCAAGGACGTTGAGCACGTTCAGGTTGATGAGCCTGCGGTAGGCCTCGTCGGGGATGTCTTCGGGCTTGGTGAATGTCGGCGTCCAGCCCTGCGGATAGGGCTCGAACGTGTCGGCCCCAATGGCGCGCAGCCCGTGCCCCCGGCCCGCGCCGTAGTCAATTGCGCGGCCCTCGATGCCGGCGCGCTCGAGGTGGCGCAGGGCCTTCTCGTAGGACGGCCCGGTCGTGGCGATCTGGGTCAGGCGGGAGTTCTCAACGGGCGGAAGGCCGCGGATGGCCTCGAGAGCCTTGCGGACAATTCCCCCCTTGTTGAAACCCTCCGGCTGTTCAGCAGGGTTTTGCCCGTCCTGCATCTGAGAAGCAGTCGCGCCAAGCCCAACGGCCGCCGGCATCATGGTGAACAGCGGCAGCCCCTGATTGATCTTCTCACGCATCTCGGGCGTGATGTTGAAGGAGGGGAACTCCATGGGGCGCGTGCGATACTCTTCGAACAACTGTTCGCGGCGTTGCGGGTCAAGGGATCTCCACCACTCAGAACGCTGCGCCTCGTCCATCGCGCGCGTCTCCGGCAGGGCATTCATGATGTCATCGCCGCTGGCTCCGACATTACCGCGAGCGAAGGAAACATTCCCAAACTGCGGCGTCTCGCCAATGTCCTTCAGCACCTTGCTGATCTGCGTCGGAAGGATCTTGTCGTAGTAGCCTTTCATGCCCTCGCCGCCGACTGCAAGGTTTTCGCCAGAAAGAAACCGGACACCATTTTCTTCCGGAAACCCTGTTGCCGAAATTTTGCTGCCATCGTTCTTTAAGATACGTTCAGCAAGCTCCTGCCCAACGACAGTATGAAGTTTATTTTTAGAAACATAATGCTGATCTAACACCGCTCCTGTTGGCCCATGAGCAGAAAGTCCAATTTCGTCGCCATCTCGCCAATAGGCCAATTCATCAATATTCTTTGACAGGTCAAACCGCTTCGCCTGCTCCGCGCCCGGCGTCCACGCAATCGCGTCGTAGTTGCCGCGCGCGGCCTCGATCATGGCCTTCTTCAGCGCGAGGTTGGTCCAGCCCGGCGTGCTTTCGACGTATGGCCCAGTGGGAGGGCCAACCTTCATGCGCTCCTGCTGGGCGTAGATCTCATCGAGACGCTGCTGGACGTCTTTCCCGCCCTCGAGCTGCTGACCCAAGGGCAAACGACGCAAACTTTCCGCCTCGGCCTGTAGGGCCTGATACTCAGGAGAGCCCGTGCCCCCGAAGCCCGACTTGCGACCTGCCTGCGCCCAATCGCTCTGCAGCTCCTCGAGGTGCAGCACGCGGCGCGGTTTGCCGGCCGCCTCGACGATGGAGAGGTTCTTCTGCATGCCCTCGGGCATGCGCGCGAGGTACGCGGCCGCCTCCTCTTGCGTGCCAAACGTCTCGGACTTGTTGCCTGAGAGGTTGTTGCGGACGACAAATCCTTGCGTGGGAGCTTCGCGCTCCTTCATACGCAAATGGGCAAGAACGTCCGGCTCATCCCAGTGAGACGACTGAAATGTCGGCGCGTCTTTGAGCTCGACGGACATGCGGCCCTGAAGGCCACCGAGCTCGCGGGCGAGGTCCCGCGTCTCGTCTTTCAAAGCAGCGAAACGGTTGTCGTCCGCGCCGGACTTGTAGAGGTCGAGGATCTCCGCCTGATTTTTGGCGATCTGCGCCTCAAGCTCCGCCATCCTGTCCGTATACTTGTTGCGAACCAGAGGCTCGCGGAAGCTGGGGGCGGTCAGCAGCGTCTCGCGGTAATTCTCGCCGCCGGGGAAAGTGTATTGCTCGAACTTGCTCTCAGGGTCGACCTTCTCCTCAAGCTTCAACTGGTTCTTGTTGAGGTAGTCGGTGATCTCGTCACGCGTGACGCTCTTCTTGTCCTTTACCCAGTCGTCGAAGCCGGTCCACTTCAGTTCTTCAGGCTTCGCGCCCTGCTTCAGCAGCATCGAGCGCATCTGCTCGCCCGTGCCCTTGGCCTGAGGAAGCTTCGCAGCCTCCTCCGCGGCCTTCGAGTAGAACCCGAGCGGGTTCAGCTTCCGGACTACATCAAGGGCCCCCTCGACCAGCTTCTTCTTGGACATCAACTCACTCCGTCAGGGGCGGCTCGTTGCTTTGCAGGCGACGCAGCATCTCCGGGTCCAGCATGCCTTCAATGATCGGCAGGCCGGCGGGGTTCTTCGCGATGTCCTGCGCCAAGCGCACCGCGGCGAGCCTCTCGCGGCTCTCGCGTTCGCGCTCGCGGTTCTGGCTGTCGATGCCGAGCTCCTGACGCTTCATGGCCATCTCAAGCTCCATCGCCTGAGCGTCCATCGCCGCCGCCTCCTGCTTCATGGCCATCTCACGGCCCTTCATCTCGATCTCGGCCATCTTCACCGGGTCGATCGGCTGGCCTTCAGCGCCGGCCCCGCCCAGCTCCGCCATGGTCTTCTGGACGTCAGCCTGAGCCCGCGCCTGATCGGACTGGGCCCTGAGCATGTCGGCGTCGGCCTTCTGCTTCTCGACGCCCATCTTCGCCTTGGCGTACTGGACCTCGGGCGGATCCTTCTGCGACAGGGCCGAGGGCGGCACCATGAACTGCTGCGGGTTGCTCCAGCCCATGGCCTGCAGCGCCGCGCTGTCGATCGCGATCGGGTCGTACAGCGCCGGGCTCGCCTGCTGGAGTTGCTTCAGGCCCATGATCTTCATCATGCGCTGCGTCTGGCTCGCCGTGTTCGGGTCCGCCTGCGGGACCAGATCGCAGTCGTTGATGGCACGTAGGAACGTTTCTTCATCCCACGGGTACGAGGGCTTGCTCTGGCACCGCCAGAAGCTCTCGGGGTTGTCCTTGAAGCAACGGACGAGAAGCTTGAACTCCTCGGCCTGCGCCGAGTGCATGCGCTTGTGGACGCTGTTCAGCACCTTCATGGCCTGATCAATGAGCGCCAGCGTCGTGCCCACGGGCGCATCGGCCCGGCCCTCGCCGACGGCGATCTCGGCCGTGCCCCCGACGCGCTGGCCGGTCTCAACCATGTTGCTGATCAGGTTCATCATGGCCTGCCCCGGCTCCTTGTAGGGCAAGGGCATGATGGCCTGACTGATCGGCATGCCGCCGGTCTTCACAAGCGCCCCGCCGCCCGGGGGCACCCGGAAGATGTTGGTGTTTTGGCGTGCGCCTGTGTCTGCCATCAGGAAGCCGGGGAAGTTGGCGAACATCCCCGCGTCGAGCATTTCGCGCCATCCAGCCGTCGCCGCGTTCGTCGTGTTGCCCAGAATGTGAAGCAGCCCGATGTCGTAGAAGCCGAAGCCGGGCACAAACTGATACTTGACGAAATTGGTGCGAGCCTCGGGCAGCTCGCGCTTGTCTTCGGTCTCGTCATAGTTACGCACGATGGACAGGATCTCGCGCGACGAGACGTCGATCGTGACGCGGTAGGGTATCTCGAGCCCCGTCTCCTTGCCCTTCCAGCGGTGCTCAAAGCCGGCGATGTTCAGCTCGCAGTAGCACTCGTAGATCTCGCGGTCCCGGTCGTCCGGGTTCATCGAGTTGTCGATGACGCCCTGCACCGCACGCTCGGCGCGCTGCTGCGCGTCGAGGTCGGGCTGCTTGGGCTGCATCAGGTCGACGTCGCGGTAGACGCCCAGAAGCTGCAAGCGCCTCACTGTGGAGGGCCGCAGGAACGTGCGGTGCGTGACGCGCTTGGCGTTGCGCAGGTCGGTCGCGCTGTTGTTGACGATGAGGTCGCTCGCGTCGACCGTCTCACTCACCGGACGGTTGCGCAGGGGGCAGTAGTAGACCTTCTTGAAGGCCGTGCCGCCGAACCCGAGCATCAGCAGCATGCGGTCGGTGTCCGGGTAATACTCGGACGCGACGCTGGTCAGGTAATGATTGAGGTCGCGCTCCAGCGCCCGCGCGAGCTGGTCCTGCTGGAGGTCGGCGTTGTTGTTGTCGTTGCGGATCTTCACCGGGCCGTCGGTCGGCAGCAGCTCGCTGCGGGCGTTGGCCTGAAAACGCAGCACGGCCTCGAGCAGCAGCGGGTGACGGACCTTGCTCATGCCCTCGACCGGCGCGCCGTCGGCGGTGCCCTGCGTGCCCGGGATGTCGACCTTGAGGCCGAGCAGGTTGATGCCCGTCGCCCGGTCCTCGATCCACTCCTTGCGGCTCTGGAGGTCGTCGTCGATGCCCCGCAGCAGCGTGTCCGAGATCCGGTAGAGCTCGCCCTGATCTATGTCGTCGACGAGGTTGTCGAACCAACCGCCCGGCCCCCGGCCCTCGCGCTCGTTGAGCGGCTTGCCGTCGAGGCTGACCGTGATCGAGCCGTCGTCGTGCTCGATGCGGAGGATGTTCCCGTCGGGGTCGACGTCAGGCACGTCCTCGCCGGCCTCAATGATCACTTCCGGAAGCTCCACCTCTGGTTGCGGGAGACCGGGGAGGCGAATATTCGGATTTACGAGGCCGGGTGTCGGCATGATCAGCCCTTTTCGGACAACAAACGCTCAATGTCCTCGACGAATAGCCGGAGACCCTCTTGTGCCGCCATAGTATCAGACCGCGCGCTCAACGTATAGATGCGCACATAATCATGGGGCTCGTCGCCGAATACCTCAACTCGGAAGCGCCCGAGACGGGTCTGCGTGGGCGCTTCCTCGACGTCGACAATAGATCTGGCCAGTATTCTTCTGCTCATAGCTTGCCGTATTTCTTTTCGATTTCTTCCATTGTCGGGGCCTTCGACGGGGGCAAAGTGATCTTTTTCTTGGTCCCCTCCCGACACGCTGCGGCCGCGGCGAATATGTTTCGCAGCCGTATGTCTTCCTTACGCAAGACCTTTTTGTCTTTCAATGAGAACATTCTGGGCCCTCGTCAGTACCTATGCCAAGCGGCTGTGGGCCTGCGCGGCGACATGGACGCGGACAGGTAGGCCCTGCCGCAGGCCTTGGCCCGGGCGATGGCCTTGTCGGGGTAGGAGCGGGCAATGTGGGCGATCGAGCCCAGCTCCTCGACGCGGCGGATGATGCCGTTGAGGTCCGTCATGTCGCCCGTGGCCTCCCACGCGATCTCCCGCATGATCGAGGAGACGTTCTTGACGGTGCGGCGCACGCCCTCGAGCGTGTCGTCGCAGGCGGACGCAGCGATGAGCCTCTCCTGCGTCTTCTCGGGCACTGCGCGCGGCATGAGCGCCTTGAAGGCCCGGATCAAAGTCTCGAGCGCAATGACCAGCTCAATCTGAGCCATCTCGCGATTTGTAACCGTATCGTTTACCATTGTGTTCCCCTTCTACGCTGGATAGAGCGGATCCGGGGCAGCGCCCCGGTGCCGCATTTGCTCTGACAAGTCAGCCATTCGCTCGGCGGAGCGGGTCAGCAGGCCGAGCTCTCTCAGGTGCCGAAGCGCCTGAGACGTCGTGTCGACAAGGTCGTCGTGTTTCCCTTTTGGAAACACTTCGCACTGTCGGATCACCTTGTCCGCCCACTGGCGGTCGGGCGCGTAGATCATGCCCTCGCTGAACAGGTGCTGGACGCTGTACAGGCGGGCGAGCTTGTCCATCGCGCCCGGGTTGATCAACTGAACCGCCCAGTCCTCGTGCCCGTATAACCGCCTCAGCTCTTGGCTGACGCTGATCCCGGACGCCTTGCTTTCGATCAGGAGCTTGTCGACGCGCAGGCGGCGGCAGCTCTCGGCGACCTTGTGGACGAGGTCCGGCAGCTCCAGCCGCTCGGTCCACGCGCCCATGAGCATGACCCTCGGCGCGCCCTCCACGTAGACGCGCTCGACGCCCGTGAGCCCTTCGCGGCCGGCGACGCGCGTCGCCTGCGCCACGGACGTGTCCGACGTGAACACGCCCCAGACGGTGAGCGCGGACGGGTCGTTCTCTTGTTTCGTCGTGTAGGCCGTGTCGAGGCTGGCAACGATGAGGTCCATGGGCGGGTAGCTGTCGTGCTCCCACGGCTGCCACCAGTCGACCTTGATGACGCCGCCGCCCCTTGGCGTCGGCTGCTGCTGGAACTGGCCGGCGGCCGCGTAGGGCCCCATGGCGCGCTCGTCGCGATCGACGACGTCCTCGGGGAAGCGGGCCGGGAACAGCAGCTCCCCGTCCTCTCTGCGCGGATCCTCGATGCCCAGCGCCGTGATGCAGTGGCGCAGGGGGTCGTAGCGCATAGGCAGGCAGATGTGGTCGTAGCCGAGCTTCTTGTCGAGGATGACGCCGGAGACGTCTTCCTCGTGCAGGCGCTGCATGATGACGACGATGGCGCTCTTGATCGGGTCGTTGAGGCGCGTCGGGATGGCCTCGAGGAAGGTCGTGACCTCCGTCTCGCGCTGGGCCTCGGACGAGGCGCTGTCGACTGAGTGCGGATCGTCGATCAGCACGCGGTCGCCGCGGATGCCGGTGAGCGACGTGATGGCGGTGGCGATCCGGAACCCGCCGACGTTGTTGTGGAAGTTCAGCTTCTCGTTCTGGTCCTTGGCGAGCGAGACGCGGTCGCCCCACCGCTTCTGATACCAGTCGGACGTGATGAGCTGGCGCATGCGCCGGCTGTCTCGGGCGGACAGGTTCTCGACCTTGTGGGCCGCGCAGACGTAGCGCATGTGGGGCATGTTCTGCGGGCCCCACTCCCACGACGGCCAGAACACGTTGAGGATGAGGCTCTTCATCGTGCCGGGCGGCACGTTGGCGAGCAGGCGGTTGTACGGCCGGCCGTCTATCTCGACGCCGTACGTGATGGCCTCGAGGTGTTCGCAGACGAAGTCGACGTGCCAGCCGTGAATGTACTCCGAGCCGGGCTCGATGACGTGCCACGCCTGCCGAATGAACTCGGCGAGGCTCTCCTCACACTCCGCGCGGGAGATGTCGAGAAGCTGCTCGTCGATGTCGATAGGTCTCCCGTCGATGTTGATGATGGCGGCGGTCATCGCTCGTACTTGGGCGCTCCACAGGGCACATGGCTGATGGCGAGGTAAGTCTCGCCGCATTCGCTGTCCTGCCAGCACGTCAGGCGCATATGCTTTCGATGCCGGGGGTGCTGCGTGTAGACGAGATCCCCCTCGGGGTCCTCGTAGCAATAGCCCTCCTCGCCGTCGAGCTCGGGGCGACGCAGCCAGCCGTACTGCCAGTGCCAGCCGGTGGAGACAAACTCGTCCTCATTCATTCTGCGCATCCTTTGCTTTCTTCGCCGCCAGCAGCGCCTGCTTCAGCGCCTCCCGGTGCTCCGGCATCAGGTCGCGCGCGTCGATCGTCAGCGCCTGCACCTGCACGGGGCCGCCGCCAGCGCCAGTGATCTCCGTCTGCGTGCGATCCCCGTAGATGCGGGGCGCGATTTTCATAACGCGCCATTGTAGATGGTTCAGCTTCGCGCGCGTCGAATTGACGTTCTTCTCTGTGCACTTAGTGACAATCTCCTTCATTTTGAACATCTCGAAGTCGGCCAAAGCCTCGCGCGCGCGCGCGCATTGAGCGTCAAATTCAGGGTGCTTGTGCCTCCAGCGCAGAACTGACGACCTCGACGGCATGTCGGGCATATTGCAGATCTCTTGCATATCATGACCCTCGGCCATGAGTTCGATGATGCGTTCAGCAATCTCCTGCGAATACGTCGAGGGCCTGCCCGGCTTGCCCGGTAGAGGCTTCTCTGGCGTTGGTTTAAACCTCGGCATCGGGCTTTTCCTTTTTCGGCTCCAGAGCCTCGCGCACGGTCTTGCACGTCTCTGCGATGCGGCCCTGATTGATCCCATACATGCCGGCGATAGTGGACTGAGCCACGCCCTCGCAGAAATAGGCCCAAGCGACAGCAATTTGCTGCTCAAACGTCAAAGCGGTGGGTTTCTCCTCAACTTTAAAGCCCCGGCGCATCAGTCAAACTCCCTTTCGATGGCGGCCCGGCCCAGCGGCGTGTCGGCGAGCTGGCCCAGCGCATTCATGTAGAGCTCGATAAGCGTCTGCTCTTCGCTGCGCTTGGCCGCGTCCTGACGGCGCAGGGCGACGACCTTGCGCAGTATCTTGACGTCGTAGCCGTTGCCCTTGGCCTCGGCGTACACGTCCTTGATATCGTTGGCGATCTCCGCCTTGTCGCTCTCCAGAGCCTCAATGCGGTCGACGATGCTTGCTAACTGATTGTTATTGATGGACATGCCACCCTTCCCCATTGATCTGACGCGTAGCGTAGCACGGATTTATTTTTTAGACAAAATGTCTGTTTGGTCTGTTGACACCGGAAATGTTTTCGTGCGAAAAGGTGAGTGTGATTTGAACGTATGGAGATTGACATGATCACGTTGCACACCGAAACCTTCGCCCCCGCCGCCGAGCTGTCGAAGTACGCGCAAGACTATGGCTTGAACGAGGGCACTGTCGAAGTGACGTTTCAGGGCGAGACGCGCCGGGTGGAGTGCATTGCGCCGAACGACAAGCGCGCCGACTGGGTGATCTATGGTCTGTGCGCTCGGTACGCGACCGGCTCCAAGGTCTGGCACGCGACCATCTGGCACAACGGCGAGAAGGTCAAAAGCGTCTTCACCGGCTTTGAAAATCGCTCCGGCCGCTTCAGCCGGCCCAGCCTCGTTGGGTTCATCGAGAAGGTGAGCGAGAAACATATCAGCAAGCGCTGAGGGGCTCCGGCCCCTCACCCCCTCCCCAACATTTAGGAGTTAGATATGCAGACCCAAGTCAAGACCCGCTCCGTTAAGATCAGCACCATCATGCGTTCGGCCGCGTTCATGCGCGGCGTCAATGAGGCCCGCAAGGGGATCCCGATGGACTACGACGCCTACAGCAAGCCGGTCGAGCTGCCCATGCGCTGGAACTACGAGCGCGGCCGTCAGTTCGGCCTCGTGTTCGATGGCGACATCAAGAACGGCCACACGGTGCGCTACGAGGCGCTCTTGAACTGGGCCGCGGCCCGCGCCGTTAAGGCCGTCATCTGAAAATTTTCAAAAATAATTTCCGGAGCCTATTGCACCGGAAATTGTTTCGTGTCATAAACGCTCATCGGCAGACGCCGACCAACACTTAGGAGATCAGATATGTCCAACGTCATCGCTTCCCTCGCCAACCTCTCCGCCCTCTCCCTCGCCGACCGCTACGCCATCCTCAAGGCCGACGCTGACGCCATCGCCAAGGCCCTCGACGCCGTGAAGGCCGAGATCAAGGCCACCGGCCTCGAGACCATCGAGGGCGACCGCGCCGTCGTGACCGTGGCGCTCTCCGAGCGCTCCACGCTCGACACTAAGGCCGCCAAGGCCCTCCTGACCGACGAGCAGGTCGTGGCCTGCACCAAGGTCACGCTGGTCGAGACCATCCGCGTCAAGCCGAAGGCGGGCGTCACGGTGCTGGCCTGAAAATCGAGAAGGGGCTTCGGCCCCGCTCACTTTCATCACACAACAGGAGCTTAAGCATATGACTGTAATGGACCGCAAATCACCCACCGTCGAAATCATCGCAGAGTTTCTGGGGACGGACATTGATGAAGTCCGCGAGATGCTCTACCAGCCCACCGTTCACCGCAGCCCCAAAGTGTACTCGTGGAACGACGAGCCTTGGAGCTTCTTTTGCTGCCCCACGGCAAAGCAAAAACTGCCAAAAATGGCTGGCGAGGAAATGCCTTGGGAGATCGCCGGATATTCATGGCGGGAAAGCCACAAAAATCGCCCCGTGTACGGGTTGCGCTACGAAAACCTCAAAGGTTGAAAGAGGGGCCGCAAAATGAGAACCATCACCCGTGAGGCGGGTGCTGATGAGACCAAGGAGATTTGAGATGCAAACCATTTACACGCTGACCATCCGCCCCTCCGTCCAGATCCCCGTCGGGGGCCTGCGCCTCGATGTCGGCAACGAGCGCACGTATCTGTTCCGCTCGCTCAAAGAGCGTCAGGCCGTCATCGACTGGGCCAAGGCCAATGGCTGGGAGTGCGAGAGCAGCATCGACCACCTGATGGCCGCGAAAGAGGTCAAGGCCGAGATCGCTCAGAACGTCGCCCGCTGCTGCGAGCCGTTCTATTTCCGCGCCCCGGAACTCGTGGACGCCTGACGGTCAAGGCGGGGCTTCGGCCCCGCCACTCGCACTGGAGAGATCAAATGAAACACATCACGAAAAACCAAGCCCTCCTGCTGATCGAGAACTTCCCTCTTACCACCCCCACCACCGAGCCCTGCTACGTCGTCAACTGGCCCCTGTGGTTCGCGTGGTGCGAAGTGCAGGGCCGGCCCACCGACGGGTCCCCGCACTGGACCGAGTACGACGTGTGCGTCTCCTGCGCCCGGCTGGTCGGGGTCTATTTTTTCGACCTGATCAAGGAGGACACGAACAGTGACGCATGACGAGTTTAGGCGGGCGATCGAGAGGCACGGCATCCTGCAGACCGACATCGCCCAGATCTGCGGCGTGACGCCCCGCACCGTGGGCAACTGGGCCTCCGGCCGCAAACGCGTGCCCAAGCCCCTCAGCCTGCTCCTGACGGCCCTGAACGAGGGCCGCATCAGTCTCAGTTGGCTCGCGACCAAGGCGTGACGAGGAGGCCCCCACGGGGGCCTTTTTTATTGTCGGCCGGCAGGGGGCTTGGGGTGATGGGGTGTGGGGTGCATTCGTTTTACCTCAGTAGCCTATATATTTAATTTAATTTTTTCCCCGGTTCTTGAACTGAATTTTTAAATTTAAAATTAAAAATTCCTTATATCTCTTTTTATATATTTATTGAACACCATCACCCCAAAAAATAAAAAACATATAAAAAATAAAGGGTTAGCTTGGGGTGCATTGTTGGGGTGCAAAGTGTTTTGGGGCGCAGAGTTTGCGCCCCATGCGTGTCAAAACGGAATGTCATCGAACCCGTCGCCCTTTTCGTTGAACTGGCGAACTACCTCGACAGCCTCTTGGGGTGTAATGCGCCCCTTCCTGAACCAGACGTAATGATCGACGCGATCCTTGAGTTTGACGCGCCTGTTGGGGATCTGCGTGTACCCCATGTCGCTCAGAATATGGCCCAGCGCCCGACCCTTTGGCACGTCATCGCCGTCAATCAGGGCGAACTTCCGGAGCTCTGTGACGTCGATGATGTCGGGCCCAATGACCCGGCACGAATGCTTCTCTAAAAGGACCTCGATGCCGTCCCGCTCCTCGGAGACATTCAAACTGCGCATCGCCACAAGGCCATCAGTCTCCGGGGCCCGCCCCTCCGGCTTGAAATCTGCGTCAATCTTCCAGTCCAGAAGCATCCGACCCAAGGCGTCGACACGCCTCTGGCACTCCGAAAACAGCCGATCGAAATACGCCGCCACAGCTTCCGGCCCACCGAGCTGCTCGTACAGGTCCTCCTTGCGCGTGTACCGGGTCGAGATCACGCAATAGCGCCGATCGTTGTCCCCGACCGGGATGGCGTCCGCGTGATTGGTGGACATGATGTAGGACGAAAAATTTGGGACGGTTCGCTCGTTCTCCTTCTTATAAATGACAGTGATGGTGTCGTCCGTGATCATCGGCTTCATTTTGTCGAGGATGGCGTACTTGTTCGTGCCCGCGATGCGGATCTCGTCCACATTGATCAGGACGGCCCCGGCGGCCCACCCGGTGAACTCCGAATTGATCGCCGTCGTCGAGACGGACTTAGCGTTATGGCCGAGCAAGAGCTGCATAATGGTGAAGAAGAACGTCTTGCCCGCGCCCTCAATGCCATGGATCAGCACTGCCCACCGGACCCGCTTGCCGGGGTTCTGGTACACGTAGGCCATAAAGTTCAGCAGAATGCGCTGCTCCCGTTCTGAAGGGATAAGGTTGCGGACGTGGGCCATGAACAATTCCACGACGCTCTGCCCGTCCTCGTCGCCCTCGAGCGTCTCGCATGGCTCCTGCCCGCTTGCGACGTAGGTGTTCAGGTAGCGCAGGCCGTTCATCTCGAAGAACGACGGCTCGCCCGGCCAGAACATCAGGGCCGCGACCACCGGCATCTTGCAGTGACGCCGCGCAAAGGTGACGGCGTCGGTCTCCGCCGCAACAACCTCCGGCTCGCTGTCGTAGGTCGTGCGGAAGGCCTCCCGCTTGATGGAGTGGCGCACTGAGATGCGCTCATAGGTGTTGGTGGCCTGACAGAACACCCAGTCCTCCAGCCACGTCGGGCAGGCGACGCTCCCGTCATCGCCTCCCCCTCCGGGCAAAGGGCGCTCACCGCCCGAGAACTTGAAGGCCGCGGCCATCTCCCTCTTGCCGATCTTCGCGCCCTTGCCCCAGACCTCGTGGACGGTGCCCACGACGATCGAGCGCATGTCCTTGGGCAGGCGCATGTCGCTCAGGGCCCGCACCTCATTGCGCAGGGCCTTGTAGTCCTCCATCGAAGACACCGCCTCAGCGCGCTGCCGGAGGGCCTCGAAGGTCTGACTGTCGGGCCGGATCTCGATCGCCTGACGCAATCCGCCGGCGAGCTTGATGACCGAGGCGAATGTCACGGGCCGCTCGCGCAGGCCGCCGTCGAACGACCGCCACTTGGTCTTCATCTGACGCGGGTCATGCTTCGAGCTCTTCTCGGACCACGCCAGCCAGCGCCGCCATCCGGCGTCAGCGCCCTCGAACTGGTGGAAGAGCGCCATGCCCACGCGCAGCCAGTCGTCGTACTCCAGCCCCTCCGCCGGGTACGCGTCGAGGGCCGCGTCGACCTCGTCCTCAGTGAGGTCCAGAGGCCGCGCCGCCACGAGGCGCAGGAGCTCCTCGCCGTCATCCTCGCCCTCCGCGTCGCCGGTCCCCGCCGCCTCGACGACTGGCGCTGCCTCGACCACCTGCCACGGCTCCCCGTCATTGCGCAGGCTCCACGGCTCGACGCCGGGCTGGTGGGAGGGGAGGAACATGATCTGGTTCATGACGTAAGAGCACTTGTCGGGCGTCCCCAGCCCGACCGTGCGCACGATCTCGTCGACGGTCGCCTTGTACTCGGCCTCGTTCGCTGGACGCGACAGGGGCACGCACAGGCGCACGCGGGGCGCGTCTGGGGTGTGCCGGAACGTCGAGTAGCTCACGAAGGCGCAGTCGAGCGTGATCTGCAGCGCGAACTCCACGTCGCCGATGCCGATCGACAATGCGTCGTAGTCGATAGTCGCGACCGTCCGACACTTGACGTTCGCCTCGCGGCCCCGGCTCTCGTCCTCGCGGACGCCTCCGATGAACGCGCCGCGCCGGACAGACGCCTCCTTGGTGGGGAACTCGACGCTGCGCGTCAGGGGCCGCGCGAAGTCGTCCCACTCCACCTCCTTCGTCACCGCGGAGGCGAAGTTTTTGCAGTAGGTGAATTTGATCATCATTTTAGTTTCCCGCCACAGAGGGTCAGCCGCCTTTGTTTTTGTCGACATCACACGCGTCTATTGGCCAAAATTTCTTCCCCCTTTTTTCAAATTCATCATCTAAAATTTCATAGAGCCTGCGACGCTCCTCAGGGTCCGGGATGCTCTCGATTTTCTTCCGTTGGGATCTCCACAAAATCACCGCCTCTCGCTCTTTTCCTTTTCTCGCGTCTCTGTAAGCAATAAATGGCGGACCTCCGGCGTCAAAAAACAAAGCCTCTTTAACCGCCTCCAGATCAAACCTCCGATGACCCGACGGCAATTGAAAAAATGGGATGCGTCTCTCCTGCGCCAGCCGAGAAATTGTCTGCTTGGAAATGCCAAGCTCTTGAGCCAAAGCGGAACTCGTCAACATTTTGGGGGTGCCCTTTCGTAACGATTGACATCAGATGGTCGATAACGTAACAAACGATTTACCACAAGGCAAATCAGACAAGGAACACGCAAATGCTAGAAGCAGAAATCCAGAAGTTGACCGCCGCCGTCGAGGCCCTGACCGCGCAACTGAAAGTGTTCACCGAAGACGAGCCCGAGAGACTGAGCCGAAATGCTGATTTGGGTTCAAAGGTCGAGCCTGAACCTGAGCCCGCACCCCAGAAGGCCGCCAAGAAGTCTCCGGCTCGCGCAGCCAAGGGCCCCGAGCCTGAGCCTGAGGTCGCCCCTGAAGACCCGAAGCCGAGCGTCTCCAAGGACAATTTGAGGGATCTTGCCATGGAGATCAGCAAGGCCGACAGCGGCAAGAAGGGCGAGATACTGGCCGTTCTCGGTAAGCACAACGCGAAGACCATCACGTTGCTGCCGGAGGATCCGGACGTCCTCTTTGACGTATTCACCGGCCTGTCGAACATTCTCGCTCAAATCGCGAGGGAGGCGGAGTGATGAGCGACACAGTGAAAAGATTGCGAGACTATGATTTCGATGACAAAAAAGGCTTTGGGGTCTATCCCCCAGAGCATTTAATTTCTGACGCCGCCGACGAGATCGAAGATCTTCGTGCTGAAATTGATTTGCTGCGGGGTGTCCTAAAAGAAGCGATCGAGGAGATTGAGTTCTGGAGCGCTTATGCAAGTGATTATTTCAAAGATAAGTACGAATATACCAGAAGGTTAGAACTTATTCGAGACGTCCTTGAGGAGAAGAAGCGATGAACGGTTACACTGCATATAGAATATGGTGGCTTGAGAATATGGCTTTATACGACGCTGATGTAAAAGAGACTCACGCTCAATTTGATGACCATATCAATTCGATGTCGATGTCCGATATGTTTTATTTAATGGAAAGGATTGCAGATGGTGAATACGATGGATTTCTTGCTGCCTATCAAAGGGAGACGGAACGCTTAAAAGAGCTTCACAGATCGAAGGTGGCCGAGCAATGACCGCCCACGCAAAACTCAGCGCCTCTGGCGCACACCGCTGGATCGCCTGCCCCGGCAGCGTGAAGGCGGAGGAGGGCCTGCCCGACAGGACCTCCCCCTTCGCGGAGGAGGGCACCATCGCCCACGACATCGCCGAGCGCGCCCTGCGTCTTGGCGTCAATTGTGACACGGTATGCGACCGGGCCGACCTCGCGCACATTCCCGAGCCAGCGCAAATTTATGTGGACTACGTGCGGGCCCTGCCGGGCAGGCACAGGTTCATCGAGACCCGCGTCGACTTCAGCGAGTGGGTGCCGGGAGGCTTCGGCACCGCCGACGCCATCGTCATCGACGAGGAGACTGCCACTCTCCACATTGCCGACCTGAAGTTCGGAAAAGGCGTTCGCGTTGACGCGCAGAACAACCCGCAGGCGATGCTGTACGCTTTGGGCGCGTACAGCATGTTCGGCTTCATCCACAACGTCGAGCGGGTGAAGATCGCGATCGTCCAGCCGCGCATTGACAACATCAGCGAGTGGGAGATCTCCGTTCACGATCTTTTGAAGTGGGGAGAGATCGCCCGCGCAGCGGCCGAAGAAACGGCGAACCCGAAGGCCAAGCGGGTGCCGGGCGAGAAGCAGTGCCGGTTCTGCAAGGCCAAGGCGGACTGCCCGGCCCTCTACAAGCTGACTGAGCAGACCCTCCTGATGGACTTTGAGGAGCACGACGAGCCAGTCGCGCCCAACAAGCTCACCGACGAGCAACTCGCGGAGGCGCTGAAGGCCCGGCCCGTCATCGAGGCTTGGCTCAATGCGGTCGAGACACTTGTCAAGCAGCGCTTGTCAACTGGCGACCAGTTTTCCGGCTGGAAGCTTGTCGAGGGTCGCGCCAACCGCGCGTGGATCGACGAGGAGGACGCCGCCAAGGAGCTCGAGTGGCTCGTTGGCGACAAGGCGTTTGTACGCAAGTTGATCACCCCAGCGCAGGCCGAGAAGGCGCTGGGCAAGGCCCACAAGATGGTCGTCGAGAGCCTCGCATACAAGCCGCAGGGCAAGGCCGCGCTGGCTCCGGCGAGCGACCCGAGGCCGTCGATCGTCGCGTCGGTGGATGACTTTGATGATGTCAGCGAGGAGGATTGATGATGAAGCCGCCACTGTTTGATATGCCGGAGAAGCTAATAGACAGTGTTGATGTCAAAACTATTTTGGAAACAGCAAAAGACATGCGTCAGGCCGGTATTTTTATTCCGCCTTTTGAAAAACTATCAATACGAATTTCTATTTGTTCGTGCTTCAAAATAGGTTTTGCAATTAACAAGGGACTTTATGATCGCTCTATTGATAAACTCTTAGAAGAACTTTGTGAAATAAGTAGAGATAAAATTTTTATAATAGAATATAGTGATTTTCGTAAGAAAAATGGAATACTTGGTTGCAAAATGGATTTTGAATTAAAAGAAAACAGCGACCATAATCTGCAAAATTTTTTCTCCAATCTTAATGAAGAAGAACTGGGCGCTATTGGTAACTATGCTTTCGCCATATTAATAGTGCTTTTGGCGACAAAGAACATCGAACGACGGGTCGTAAAGAACGATGCACGGGCCACCAGCAAACGTGCGAGAGACGACGCAAAACATTTCAGCACGACAACGTACCTTAACATTGGAAAGATCACCGAGACCTGTCGAGGCAACAGCGTATCTTCAAGTGGCCCCGTTCGCGCGCATTTGCGCAGGGGGCACATTCGTTTGCAGCGTTACGGAGAAGGTTTCAAGGAGGTCAAAAAGATATTCATCCAGCCGGTCTTTGTGAACGCCGACAAGGAGTGGATCGAAAAACAAAAGACCTACAAATTTAGTGGATCGTACAATTCCGCGAAGAGCGACAGGTTGACGACGAGTGAAGATGGACATAATGTCCAAAGCGCCGGCTGATTTGCTGGCGATAAACGCAGACTGCAAAGGAAAAGTAGAATGGCAAAGATCAAACTGAACAACGTCCGCCTCTCGTTCCCCAGCCTCTTCCGCAAGTCCGTGTACAACGGAGAAGAGACCAAGTTCGAGGCCACGTTTCTCCTGAACAAGAAGACGCAGGCCGACAAGATCAAGGAAATTCAGGACGCCATTGCGTCCATGATCAAGGAGAACTTGAAGGGCGCGAAGCTAGGCGACGACAAGAAGTGCCTCAAGGACGGGGACGACTTCGAGTATGTCGGCTACGCCGGCAACATGTCGATCAAGGCGTCCAGCAACAAGCGGCCGCTCGTGATCGACCGCGACAAGAGCCAGCTCACTGAGGAAGACGGCCGCCTGTACGCGGGCTGCCGGGTGAACGCCACGATTGAGCTGTGGGCGCAGAACAACACGTACGGCAAGCGCATCAACGCGAACCTGCTGGCCGTGCAGTTCTACAAGGACGACGAGCCGTTCGCAGACGGCGAGAAGGGATCCGTCGACGACTTCGAGGCGTTCGACGACGAGGAAGAGTTCCTGTAGTCGGAAACCACAGGAACTTTTGCGCCCCGGCCAAACAATCGGTTCCGTTTGGCCGGGGCGTTTTCATTTGAGGCCACTCCTCACAGGATAATGTTTCTAATGATTATCGTCGATACCGAGGTTTATCGGAATTATTTTCTCGCGCTCTTCAAAGACCTGTCCAGCGGCAAGTACCGCTCGTTTGAAATGTTCGAGGGTCAGCCGCTCGACGCGGCGGCGCTGAAGCACCTGATGGGCCGGGCCACGACTGTCAGCTTCAACGGCCTCTCCTACGACCTGATCATCATCGCCGCGGCGATCGACGGCGCGGACTGCGCGAGGCTCAAGGCCATCTCTGACGAGATCATCCGCAGCAAGCTGCCGGCGTGGCGCGTGGCGCGCGACATGGGGGTCTCGGTCCCGCGCCACTGGGATCACATTGATTTGATCGAGGTCGCGCCCGGGCAGGCGAGCCTGAAGGTCTACGGGGGCCGCATGCACGCCCCGACCATGCAGGACCTGCCCATTGAGCCCGACGCCCGCATCGCGCCCGAGCAGCGGCTGGAGCTGAAGCGTTACTGCCGAAACGACGTGGACACGACCGAGCTGCTGTACCGCAAGCTGGAGGGGGCCGTCGACCTGCGCGCCTTGATGAGCAAGCAGTACGACATTGACCTGCGGTCGAAGAGCGACGCGCAGATGGCCGAGGCCATCATCAAGCACGAGCTGGAGGGCCTGACCGGCAAGAGCTACCGGCCCCAGAAGGTCGAGCCCGGCAGCGTTGTGCGCTACGCCAGCCCGGGCATTTTGACGTTCGAGCAGCAGCAACTGAAGGACATCTACTGGCGCATTCTCAAGAGCGGGTTCCCGATCTGGACCAACGGGTCAGTGCGCATGCCCGAGTGGCTGGCCAACACGAAGATCCGCATTGGCGAGACGGACTACCAGATGGGGATCGGGGGCCTCCACTCGTGCGAGAAGGCCCGGGCCGTCGTGGCCGCGGAGGACGAGGCCCTCGCCGACTTCGACGTCGCCAGCTACTACCCCAACATCATCCTGAAGCTGCGCCTGTGGCCCGAGAAGATGGGCAAGGACTTCCTGAAGGTCTACCAGAGCATCGTGACGCGTCGTCTGGAGGCGAAGAAGCGCGGCGACAAGCTGACGGCCGACACGCTCAAGATCTGCGTCAATGGGTCGTTCGGCAAGCTGGGCAGCATGTTCAGCGCGCTCTACGCGCCCCAGCTCCTGATGCAGGTCACGCTGACCGGCCAGCTCTGCCTGCTCATGCTGATCGAGCGCCTCGAGGCCGCCGGCTGCCGCGTCGTGAGTGCGAACACCGACGGCATCGTGGTCCTGTTCAAGAAGGCGCAGGAGCGCGTCGTCGACGAGGTCTGCTTCGAGTGGATGCTCGACACGTCCTTCGAGCTGGAGCGCGCCGACTACCGGGCCCTCTACTCGCGGGACGTGAACAACTACATAGCGGTCAAGCTAGACGGTTCGACGAAGCGCAAGGGGGTGTTCGCGGAGCCGGGCCTGATGAAGAACCCAGAGTTCACCATCGTCTCGGAGGCCGTGGCGGCGTATTTGGCCACCGCAAAACCTGTCAAGGAGACGGTCCGGTTATGCCGGGACATCACGAAGTTCATCGCCATCCGCCGCGTCGACGGGGGCGGAGTGTGGCGCGAGCAGTACCTCGGCAAGGCGGTGCGGTTCTATTATTCGACCGAGGTGGGGCAGGGCGAGTGCATCACCTACGCCAAGAACCGGAACAAGGTCGCCCGGTCTGACGGCGCGCGCCCGGCCATGACGCTGCCGGCGGAGATGCCCGGCGACGTGAACTACGCCCGTTACATCGAGATGGCGCGCGAGGCGCTGAAGGACATGGGGGTGACGAGTGCTTGAGAAGCAAATTGAGCAGGCTCTGGTGAAGCGCGTGAAGGAGCTGGGCGGGACGTGCGAGAAGTTCACGTCGCCCGGCCGCAGGGCCGTGCCCGACCGCATCGTGACGCTGCCCGTCGCCGGGGGGCCCGCGAGGATCATTTTTGTTGAGTGCAAAAGCCCCGGCAAAAAGCCGACGGTTATGCAGCAGTTCGA